CAGCGGGTCGAACTCCACCCATCGCAGTGCGCGTATCTCCGCGGCTCGCGCTCTCACGAGCGGCCTGTGCGGTGTCGGCCTCGGCCTGCTTGGCGATCACATGAGCGCCCGCAGCCTCGACGGCCGGTTTTGCAACCCCTTTGCGCAGTGCTTCTCTCAACGTCTCCAGGTTTAGAGTGATGAGCTTCTGCTGCAGCTTCGGCGTGAATCCATTGACGCGCGCGGCGTTCATGATGCGATCGTAGGCATCCGCATAAAACTGGTTGCCGTCAATCGCTTCAGAGAGGGCGACTTTGATATTGCGGATGGTAACGGCACGGTTGTGCTCGTCCAGTCCGCTCGCTTTCGCCAGATACTTCTCGAGCTCGGCATCGAATACCTTCTGGGTGCCGACCTCTACCGCTTCGTCAAAGGCTTGCGCCTGCTGTTGTCGGGCTGCGGTTTCGCGGTCGTCGAGCGCCTTGGTGCGCTCTGCGATCGCGGCTTTCTCCCGTTTCACTTCCTCCGGCAATGAGTCTTCCTCGGCCCCGGCGGTCGGGCGCAATCCAAATCTCGCCGCGACCCATTGCGCGTGCTCCATGTTGCGGGAAATCTCTTCGATCTGGTCGTCATCGCCGCGCCGCTGCGCGTCCTCGAGCTGGCTCTGCAGCGAGTCGAGCTCGCCGCCGAGCTTCACGGCGAAACGACCCTTGATGAATCGACCGACGGCGCCCGACGTTCTCGGCGCGCCCTTGTCGTTCTTGAGTACGTTGCCGTCTTCGTCGCGCAGATAGGTCTGCTCGATCAGCGCGCGGGCAAATGCGTCGCCTGTCTCCGGCTTCGCGTAGTCGACCGAGCCGAGCAGGCCGGAGAGCATGCTGTAGGTGCCATGCCGCTCGGCGGCGACTGCGGCCTCGGCCGGCGACATGAAGATGGTTTCGTATTCGCCTATGCGCGCGGCCAGACGTGCATTCGCGAAAATTTGATTGCGCAGCTCGGGATTCTTGTCAATCGCTGACTTGAGCGCCGGGTCTGCTTCGATCTTTGCGCGGAGGTCTTTGGCCGCGATGCCCTCGTTCGGCGCATAGTAATCCTCGCCATCTTCGGTGCCTTCCTTCGCAGCGCCTTCGGCCTTCTCTTCGGCCGTCTGCTCAACCTGTTCGCCCGGCTTCGGCTCCTCGACCTTGTTCGCTTCCTCGACCTGCTCGGGATGCTGGACGGCCTCGTCCGCATTCGTGATATTTCCCTTGTCGTCGAACTCGAGCCGGTCCTTGAGAGTCGCGGCGATGCGCTCCTCGGTCGACATGCCCTCGAATTTATCGGGCGCCGGTGTTGCCGTAGTCGCAGGCGCAACCGCGGGGGTGGCGACCGCAGGAGTTGCCGGCGTGGCAGTTGTCGCAGGAGCGGCGGCGGGAGCGGCGGCGGCTGCCGGACCTGCAGCGGAGGCTGCGGCCGGAGCGGCTGGAGTGACTACAGGGGTTGCCATATCGCGGCCACTCATAACAAAACCCTGTAAGTGTTGCAACTACTGGATAGCTTGCTGACCTGGGGGATGGCCCGCGGGAAGGCCGGGCGGCGGCCCTCCCGGCGGCTTCGGGCCAGATCCGGCGGCAGGCGGTGGGGGCAGCGCCGCGGCGGCCTGTTGCTGCATCTTGATCGCATTCAAGGTCGCCTGAGACTTCGCTTCCTTCATGTAGAGCAGCACGTTGATGAAGCCCGGCGTCTGCGCAATCTGCCAGTTTTCCTGCAGCCATTCCGTCGCTATTTCCACAATCATGCCGTAGTCGTCGTAATCGGGCGACGGTACCTGCGACGAGATGAACTGCGGCGGCGCGGGCGGCGCCCCTGGCTGTTGCGGCGGCGGCGGCACCTGGCGGGGTGCCTGCTTCGAGAGTTGGCCGATGACCGTCTTGATGCGCGCGCGCTCGGCATCTCCCGGCATCTTCGCGCCGTAGGGCAGGATGTAGCGCGCGACCAGCTTCATCGTGTCCGGCTCGGAGAGCACGGCCGAGAGGAACGGGCTCTTTTGCGCCTGCTCGAGCAGTTGCATGAGGTTCGCGCGCATCTCGTCGTAGGAGGCCGGCATGCCCTCTTCCGTCTCCGGGTACGCCATGAAGTCGCCGACGAGTTGGTTTTTGAGCAGCACGACGGTCTGATAGCTGTCCGGGTTCGAGCCCTCGGTGACGATCTTCATTTGCGCGTCCATGTTCTGGACGGTGCAGCGAACACTGTTTTCTGCGGCGGCGGCATGCTCCTCGCGGATCTGGTCCCAAAAGAGCTTCATGCGGCCCATCGCCTGGCGAAGCATCTGCGCCTGCCCGGCCGCGGTCTGGACATTCGGGTCCGAGCCGCCGAAGGTCTGCGGCTGCACGCCGGCAATGACCTGGGCGAGCTGAATGAGCTGCGGCTGGTACTGGAAAATATGGGAGTCGATGTGGAACTCGGGCTGGTAGAGGATGTCCTCGAGCCGCTTGTCCAGCATCCCGCTCTCGTCTTTGCGGTAAATCTCCGTAAAGTTGCCCGGATGCAAGGCCTTGTCGGTCAGCCGCTCTACGTCGATCTGCTCCGCGTCGGCCAGGATGGTCCCGAATGCCAGGCGGTCCATGTAGGCGTGGATGGTATTCGCGGTGCTGTTGATGCGCGCCTGGATGTCGAGCGCCGCGTCGCCGATGCCGAACGGATACGCGCCGAGCCCCTTGATGGTGCGGGCCTGGGTCCAGTGGTCCATCATCTTGTCGGGCACCGCATCGAGCACCAGCGTGTCGCCCCACAAAACCAGCTTCGCACCCTCGGGAAAGAGCCGCTGCAGGTCGCCGGCGAGATCGCGGTCATCGAGGATATTGAACGCCTCCGGCTGCAGCCAGCACCGCGAGTAGGTGCCATTGAGCGTGGAACTCAGGGCGGTATCGGTGCCGGATGGCGAGCCGATGCGCCGGCGCACGGTGACGCCCTGCTGATCGCTCGGGTCCGCGTTCTCGCCCTTGTTGCCGCCGATCTGATCCCAGAAATCCGGGTACGCGGCGCGCACGGTGCCGGCATCGACCTCGCCGGAAAGATCCAGATACTTCGATTCGTAGAGATCCTCGGCCTTGGGATTGATCCGAACCGAGGCGCCGCAATAAACGTCGATCGCGCACATCGAGTTGGGCACGACCTTTTCGCCGACGCGCTGCGGCATGTCCATATTGAAAGGCTCGTGCCAGTCCGCATCGCCCATCTGCGCGTTGCACTGCGGGCACTGGATGCCCTGATCGTCCGGCGCGCCCTGGCCCATGCCCTGATCGCCGCCGGCAAGCGCCATCGGCGAGCCTGGCCGCTGGTTGAAGTCGGCCTCGGGAGTCGCCTCGCCGCAATCCGGGCAGATGTAGCGGGCCGGAGCCGTCTCGGTCGGCTTCATCGCGACGACGGGCTGCCGGGTTACGCCGGCGCGGTTCGCATCGACGACGTTGCGCGTGTACTTGAAATACGAGCCGGTGCACCAGAAGTAGAGGAGCTCCTTCTTCTGGAGAGCGGCGACTCCGTTCTTGCGCTCGTTGTCGGCCTGGATAAGCGAGGCCTTTTCGGCGATGAGGATGTCGGCTTCGTTCTCGGCATCGGTGGGCTGGTAGCGGCAACGCGGGATGTCCTCGCCTAGCGCGGCAATGAGCGTAAGGCCGAGCATCTGGTAGACGTTGTCGTTGTACTGATAGAGGTCGATCTGGTCGCTCGTATCGACATTCTGCGAGCGCATGATCTGCGAGATGGTGTCGGTCGTGCCCGTGGTGTCGTTGTAGAGAATGTACGGGTTATTTTTGAACGTCTCAAAGCAGCGGGTGATGCGGCGAAGGTAGGAGTTGTACTCGGCCGAATCGGCGGTGAGGAACTGCCGGCGCACTTCGCGCAGCGCGTCGGTGATGCGCTGCGACATGCGCTCGACCGCGTCCTTGTCCTCCTGAGACTTCGGCGTGGCCGGCGCAAATGGCGTCGGGTCGTCGGAGGCGGTCTGCTCGAGCCCGGCGGCTTGCGGGTCGATGCGGACGATGGCTTTGGTCTGGTCCGGTGTATCGACCGAAATGGATGTCGGCTCTGCCAATCCTTACCCCTTCTAGCTTGCTGCTTCGCGCGCGGCTGCGGCTGCGTCGACCGACCGCTGGTAGGCCTCGGCCTCGGCTTCCCTGGTCGCGTCCTCGATGATTCTCATCGCCTCGGCGCGCTCGGGCATCTTGAGCACGGCGGTGCGGGTTTGTGTGCGGCCGCGGTTGAGGTTGTCCATGATGCGTTGCGCCCTGGCCGCGACTGCATTGCCATTGCGGCCGCCTACTTCCTTGACGGCCTGGCGGATGATGGAGGCAGGATCGTCGAGCGAGAGCGGAACCTGGACCCGCTCCGTTTTCTCGGACGGCTTCAGCCGCGGACGTTGCTCGACCTTCTCCGGCTTCGCGAACAGGCTGTCGACGAGCTTCTTCTCGAGCTCCTGCCGGATCTCGACTTCGCGAGCTGCGCGCTCCTCGGCCCGCGTCGCCATATCTGCGGCGACGACCAGGCGCTGCTCGTAGAGCGCGCAGACTTCGCGATGATGCGCTGCCGTCACAAACCAGTCGCGGAAGCCCATGCCGCTCCTCTATTCCAGCTCTTTAACGACGATGATGGTTCCCGCAGTCGAGCTCGCCTGGCAGTAGAGATCCGCCGCCCGCGGGCCAGGATAGCCCTCCTGTGCCGGCTCGGCGAGGAAGTTGCCGCCCGCGTTGCCGCGCTTGGGCGAGTCCTCGATGACGGCTGGCTGCTGGTCCGGGGTGTAGCCGATGGTGTTGCCGTTCGGATACTTCAGCGAGAAGCCGGCGAATGCCGCCACGTTGCCGTCCTCGATGATCTCGACGCGGCGCGCGAACTTGGTCGCAGGGATGTCGACGAGGCCGCCGCCGGCTGGCAGGGTGTATTTGCGTGGCGACGGGTCGATTCCGGTGCTTGGATTTGGGAAAGGCAAGTTAGTACTCCTCTCGTCCGATTTTGAAACGGCGCTTGGCCTTGGGCTGCACTGGCGCCGGCTTCACCGAGTTGTCCATGCCGACGCGCTTCGAGGGCTTGAAAATCTGCGCCATCGTCGGGTCGGTGCCGGCCTGGGTGGCGGCGCTCGCCTGGTTGATGCCGGTCGTCGACTTGCCGCCGACGGTGACTGCCGGCCGCCTCATATCCTTTTCGTCTTCGCCGATGCGGTCCTTCTGCGAGCCGCCTGGTCCCATCGGTTTCGGGTTTGCGCTTTTCATCGCCGCCGCTCCTGTGATCGAAAAATGCCCGCGGGCCTTGCGAAGCCCGCGGGATCAGTACGGTGTTACTTCGTTGCCGCCGGCGCGAGGCCGGCGTGGAGCTCTTTCTCTACAGTTGCCGATACCGGCGATGCCGGGGTCTTGTCGACGACGGCCGCGCCCTTGGGCACGGTGATGGTGTGGACACTCGCGAGCGAGGCCTTGGCGGTTGCCGCAGTGGTGGCCGGCGACTGCGCCTCGAACTGCGCCTTGGCGCCGGAGATGAGCGCCGGGAATGCTTCGATGATCGCCTCGACCTGCTGAATGAACGACTCGTCGGCGCCCGCGTTGAGCAGGTTCTGCCGGAAAGCCGCGTCGCCCGACTGCAGTCCGGCGATGATGATGCCGAGCGCGCCATAGCCGACCTTCTCGATGATGAGCGCCATGTTGGCTTGCGGCAGGAATTGCGCAATCAGAGCGGTAACGCTCTCGACGCCTTTCTCTGTGGGCTGGACGACGGTCTGCGCTTCCTTGATGAGCCACTCCGCGCCCTTCGCGACATCCTGGAGAGCCGAGCCGATTGCGTGACCTGCCGATGCGAATGAGAATGCCATGACGAAATTAGCTCCTGGGGCTGTTGCCTCCGGTTTGGGCAGCGTTGGCGGCTGCGTCTTTGATTGCGGCCTCGGGGCTTGCTCCGACGCCGGGAGAGACGAGGACGGCTCCGAAGAGTTCGGGGTGCTGCTTTTCGTAGTCTCCGAAACCGAGGAAAGGGATTTTGAGGTTGGCGGCGGGGGTGAACTTGCGGAGGTTGAACGCCGACGACGCCAGAATGAGGACAACTGTGCCATACGCTGTTTTAACGCGGGGGTAAGCATCGAAAACCGTGTCCTTTGGCAGTACATTGCAGAGCACCGACGCGCCGGTCACGTAGCCGCAGGCGTAGATGAGCACTTGACTAAGAGAGGGAAGGTGCATCGGTTGCCTCCGGTTCGAGGGCTTTCGCCCATATCGCGTAGTTGGCTGCGAGTTCGTCGGCGTAGCGGATCACGCCGGGGAGCGGATTCCTGGCGACGTGGCCGCCGTTGTAAATCTGGGCATACTGGAAAAGGGAATGGCCGCGGGGTGCGACACGTCGGTTGAAGTCGAGCACGAAAGCCGCGGCCGCAATCTCGAGGTCTGACTCGAGCAGGTCTGGCGAAGTGCTCATGGCGTTACAGGGAAGCGTCTGCCAGGGACCGTAACTATAGGCCGCCTTCGAGCCGTACTTCTGGAGCAGGGCGGCCTGGTCGGGATTGGAAGAGTAGAAGCCGGCGAAGTCGTAAGCCGATTCGTGCCGCGGGGTGACGTTCTCGCCAAACGTCGATTCGTTCTGCGCGATCGCGGCCATCAGGGTGACGCCGTCGATGCCGGCCGCGGTCTTGAGCTCCGGGCCGTGCTTCTGGCAGAGCGCCAGCATTGCAGAGTGCGGAATGGCAGGGTTCCCCATATCGGGGGAACTCATACCAAAACCGCGCCAAGCGGTCTATGCGCTTCAGTGCCGGATCAGAGGCGCCGCCGAATAGAGCAGGCCGACCAGGCAGCCGGATGCGCCGAGGATGCTTATCCCGAAAAGGATGCGGTTTCGAATGCGCTTCCAGAGCAACACGTCGCTCATGGGTTTGGTTCCCCCGCTTTGCTGAAATTCAACGAGCGTGGCCTTGGGCCGGGGGGAGTGACTCCGTGGGAGTACATGCACAGGATAGCCCTCCTCGAAAGGATTGGATGCAATCGTCAAGCCGAATCTCCTTTTTTCCGTATAAATGCCGCCAGACCGCCGAATCCTACAAAGCCGCCGATCCACATGAAGCACTCCGCGATCGTCTCGATTTTCAGCAGTTGCTCTTTGTTATCTAGGACATTCTTGTCGGTGTTCTCGACGTGCTTCTGGATGTCGTCCTGCGTCTTTTCGAGCTTTTCGAAATCGCGATCGCTGTGATGCCGCATCTGGCCGGGGGACCGGCGCGGAGCTGCGGATGTAAAAAGGCACCCTGCCACGAGTACAAACGGGCCGAATCTGGGGAGCCGTTTCATGTCGCAGACACTCATACCAAAACGCGGGTTAGGGGTTCACCCGCGCGAGAGCTGCGAAGGCATTCACCAGCCGATTCGCGATGAGCTGGTTGCCCTGGTACGACTCGTGAACTCCGTCGGTCGTCGCGTAGTTGGTGCGCTGCGCGTTGACCGTCTGCCCATTCAGCGCCGATACCGGCCAGAGCCCGGTATTTCCGGGGTCAAAAATCTGGTTGATGTCGAGCACCCGCCGCTCATTGAAAATCGAGCCGCGCATTGCAAACACGTAGTTAAACGAGTAGAGGTTCGAGGTCTGCCCGGCGTTCACCGAGGCCTGATTGACGGTTGTGCCCCAATTGTCGGTTGCCGTGCCGGCATGCGTCTCCGCGACTCCCGCCGTATTTGCCAGGGTGAGAGCCGTCGTCGTCGAGGCCGTCGCCGCCCAGGTGCCGTTATTGGCTCCGTTCGTGAAGCCTGCGACGGTGAAGAACGCGCCCACGCAGGCATTTGTCCCGCAGTTGGGGAAGGTACCGACGTAGGCGGTGACGCCGCCCGATGCCGTGCCGGCCGCCGTGAGTGTCAGGCTTGCCGTCGTCGTCTCCGGCGGTATGGTCGTCCCCCATGTCTCGATCGCGGGCCAGAGCGCGGCGATCGCATTGAGATTGGTGATAAGCGTCGCAACGGCGCCGCCGGTGAAGATGTCATTCACCCCGTAACTGTCGATGACCAGCGTCGGATGAATTACGGAATTGATGAGGATCTGGCGCTCGGCCGAGTTGGTGCTGGTCACAAAGGCCGCCGCGGTGCCCGACTGCGCGCAGAGCTTCGAGTAGGCGAACTGCATGCCGACGGGCCGCGCGAGTTCGCCCTGGTCGGCCGACTGGTCGCTGACCGTGTCACCGTTCCCGACGCAGCGCGAGTCGCCCACCAGCACCACGGTCGCCTGATTGGTAGGCGCCAGCACGGCCACCGGCGCCATGAGCGCCGTTGTCGCTGCAGAGAAGACCGGAGAGCCGGAGCCGACGGCGGTGCCTGCGGTGTAGTCCGCCGCGGTGCCGGTGCCGAAGATGAATGCGTCTCCTTGCGCGGTCTGGAACTGCAACCCGTAATGGTTGGAGCCTCCGGCCGTGTAGATCATGCCGGCAGGGTTGGTGTAGAGCACGCGAATCCAGAACCGCGCGCCGTCGGGGATAGCAGGGCCGCAGGCGTCGGTCGTCGCCAGGCCGATGCCCGTCACCGATCCCGTCGCAGATCCGGCGAAGGTGCAGGCGGCAAAGGTGCCGAGCGGATACTCGACGCTCACCTTATAGGTTCCGGTGCCGGGGCTCGTCTCGACGTTGGTGCTCGGGACGTAGAAGTTCCCGAAGACGATCTTCATCGTGTTGGCGGCAATCGGGCGGCGCGCGTACTGCATGACGCGGCCCATCGACCAGGTCGCCGAGGCGTTCAGCGATTCCTGCATCTCGTTGCGCGTCGTCACCAGGCCGATATAGGTGCTGCCGACCGCCTGCCCAGACACGCCGTTGACCGAGGTCTGCGCGCAGGCGGCTCCCGAGAAAAGCAGCAGCAGGGCGGCGAACGCTTTACGGTGCGACATTGGCAACCCCCGCATTCTCCGCGCGATAGGTGGTTCCGTTGAAATTGTCGAATGCCTGCTGCGAACAGGTGCTGGCGGTCGTTCCGATGGTCATGCCGCCATGAAACGCAGCCGGCCATGTCCAGGTAAAAGGGCCACCGGTTGCCGGCTGGCAGATGCTCAGGATGATTCGCTGGCCGGCGGCGATATTCGCTATGGTCGGCGTTGCATTTGCCGACAGGGTGATGATTTGCAGGTTGCTGTCGGTCGCCGAGATGGCCGGAGTCGCGCTCGCGGTGATGGTCTTCGGCGTGGTTGAGATTTGCGCGTTGCTGACCTGCACGTTTGAGGCGCCGGTCGTTCCGATGAGGATGCGGTTGCCGGCGCTCGCGAGCAGCAGGGTATCGCCGATGACCGAATCGGAGAGCCCCACGCCCGCGCCGCCGGGGACCGCGAGCACGTTATGCGATACCGCCGAGGTGCCGAGCTGCAACGCGGCGACTCCGCTGCCCGAGTTCGTGCTGGCCTTGAGGTATGCGTTATTGAAAGCCGAGTAGACGCGCGCGTAGGAGTCGGTCCCGACCTGGTTCAAGTTGACGGTGAAAAGACCTTGCCCGCCCGTGGCGTCGGCCATCGCAAGCGCGTTGCCGTTGAACTGCGAGGTAATGCCGGCATTGAAGGTCTGCGCCGCAGTGAAAATATTTGTGTGCGCGAGATTCAGGTTGATAGTCCCGGTGCCAGTCAGCGGGCTAGGGTTCACGGTGAGGCTGCTATCAGATGACGTGATGGAGGTGCTTCCTCCTGGCCCGCCGGATGGGTTGCAATGCCCTACCGTAGCTCCGTTCTGGCACCAGAGATTGATGCCGCGCATCGGATACGGCGGCGTCGCCGGGTCGGTGACCGCGTTCCAGAGAGTGAACCCGCCGCCGGTATCGACATAAGCCAGGCGATTCTCGTTCGGACCGCCGAGCTGCGCGGCCAGCGGAAGCGATATAGCCAGGGCAAGCAGCAATTTCCATTTGCCTCTCATCTTCGTGATTCTCCTTATGGAATCGTGTACGCGGCCGAGGCCGTTGCTACTGTGCCCGTCGAGCATGTCACGTTGTTGTGCTGGACCTTGACGCCGCCTGTTTTCGGGAAGGTTCCGCCCGGCCGCAGGTCGACCTGGTCCTGGTCGGCGCAGCCGCCGCCCCATCCAGGGTTATCGTTCTCGAGCGTCGCGTTGATGGCGTAGGCGGTCATGGTGGCGCCGACTGCCGGCGAGGTCGCGGTGCCGATCGAGAGCGAGTCGTAATAGGTGCAGCCGAGTCCGCCATGCACGCTCGGAGAGTGGCCGTCGCCGCAGCCATCGTCGCTTGCGCCCAACCAGTGCAATTTCCAGATGATGTGCGTCCAGAGTGTCGTCGAGAGCGGGCATCCCTGGGTGATCGCCGGCACGTGGTTCTGCCACGAGCCCTGCTCGTTGTCGTACTGCCATTGCAGAAAGGCCGTCTGCTGGTTGCACTGCAGGCCGCCCATATGGAGGCGGTTGCCGGCGCCGTTGTTGTGCCAGGCGTCGTGCTCGTGGTTCTCGACGTTCGGGTTGGGATTATTGAGTGGCTGAATCCACTTGTCCATCGTGATGTTGGTGCAGGAGTCGCAGCCGGAGCCGCCGAGCGTGATGAGGATCTGCGGCGCGCCGGAGGTCGCGGACACGGAAATGGATTCCGTCGCGCCATAGGTCACGGTCCAGCCGGAGGGCTGCGTCGATCCCACGCCGCCGCATTTGACCGAGGTCGGCGTGCCGGGACCGCCGCCCACCGGCGTGCAGATTTTCCAGAGCGAGCCGGTCGCCTGCGTCTCCTGGCGCACCGAGCCGATCGCCTCGGCCAACGTATTCATCGTGGTGTTGGACGAGATCGAAAGATTCGAGGTAAAGCGCGCCGAGGCTGCGGATGGCGCCGAGCCGTCGAGCGTGTAGAAGACGGCGATGCCGCTCGAGCTCGGGTTATAGGTGACGCCGACGCTCTGCGCGCTGGTGTAGTGGCCGGCGACGGGCGAGTAGATGAGCCCGGAAGTTGGCGGGGTTGCGCCGGTCTGATTGCCGATCGCCACGCCGCGCACGCCGCTCGCGCCCTGGACGTTCTGGAGCATCAGCGATCGCGGCAGGATCAGGAGCAGCGCGAGCAGGATTAGTTTCTGGACAAGCATAGATAACCCACGTTGCCGGTAACGGCCGAAGCAAAGTTGATGGTGAACGATGTCACGCCGGTATAGGTAACCCAGTGGGCAACCGTCGTCGAGAATTGCGGCTCAGGGACGCATTCAGGATGTGAGACGTAGGAGTTCTGCCAGGTGTAGGTCGCGGTCGTCGCAGCCGAGAACGCGAACTCGCCGTCGATGTCTGAATTTGTCGCGACTCCCGAGCCGATCGCCGAGAGCCCGTCGACCTTGAGCCCAGGCATCTCGAGCGTGACCGTAGCCCCTCCGCATCCTGAGTGGGAGAACACCAGCGTCTCGCTCGGGTTTGCGCCGGTGCCGGGTACGCCCTGGATGTTCCAGTCGTCGAGCACCGAGGTGGTGCCGTTCCAGCATGCGCCGCGTACCTTGAGCTTCGGCGAAGCGTAGTTCTGGGAGCTCGTCGCAAGCAGCGCCGGGTCGATCGCATAAAGCACCGCGCAGCTCGGCAGGCCGGTCGGGCAGTAGTAGGTGAGCACGGTCGCCGGCGGCGATGCGCCCTGCGCCACCCATCCGTAGACGCTCCAGGCGACGCCGACCGCGGCTGCGGTCGACGTGTCCCAATAACTGACGATGTAATTCGTAACTCCAGAAACGTAGTTTTGCGACGAGGTCGCGGTTCCCGTGGCGCGCTCGTAGCTCGATGGGCTGTAGAAGGGCTCGCTCGTCGAGGAGTTGAAACCGTCGTCCCCAAATGCTGAATCCTCAAGCGAGGTCACGCCGCCGACGATATTTGCGCGCGGCAGGGCATTCTGCGTGGCGCTCGGATAGAGCACGCCGGTGCCGGAGCCGCCGCAGCCAAACTCGACCAGGTTGCCGCGCCAGAAGTAAAACTCGTGCAGGACGTGCGACGTGTCGCCGGTGATGTTCAGACCGCCGCAAAGCGCCAGGTTGTTGCCGTTCACGATGGTGTCGTTTGGCCCTACGTCGATATAGCGGATGGTGTCCAGATACTCGACCGATGCCGAGGTCCAGCTCGTCGCCGTGCTGCTCGACAGATGAATCGAGCGGTATTGATTCATCGGAATGACCGGCGCTCCGGGTCCGAAGGTCACCCTGGTTTCGCCGACCATGCTCTGCGAGACGTCCACGCCTTGATTGCCGTCGACCGGGTCGCCGCCAGTCTGCCCGATGACGGTCTGCCCTGGCTCATCTGCGCGGCCCGGTAGCTGGCCTGAGACGTTCTGCTCGAAGAACACGGCGCCCACCGGCCATGACGGCACAAACGATCCGGTGTATTCATTCGGCCCGATTTGCGAGGTGAGATACGCCTCTTCGACGCGGATGTTGGCGCAGTTTGGATCAGGCGAGACGCCGCCGGGATCGCTCGGGAAGTTCGCCGGGTTCAGCGTCGGCGAGGTGCAGGCGGTCGTCATCTCGTTGTTGCGGACGATGGCCTGCTGCGGCGCCGGACCCGTAGGCAGTCGCACGGAATTGAAATGGGCCAGGTCGAAGCGGTTGTTCGTCACGATGTAGCCGCCGATGCCCTGCTGGCCGAGGCACAGATCGTTGGCGTTTACCTGGACAAAGCTGTTCGTGAAGGGATAGCTCGGCGAACCCTCGAGCAGCACGCCGCAGAGATACCAGCGGTTGTAGTAGCCCTGGCCCGCGACAAAGGCAGAGGGCTGCCATCCCGTCTGGAAGATGTCGTGATACTGGCCGTCCTGGCTGCCGAGCTCGGCGGCGGCATGATAGGCCGTATCGGTGAAGCCGGAGGGATTGTAGGAGGGCGAATTGTAATACCAGGCCAGATCGCCATTTAGGAAAAGATGGTCGCCGGCGTTGTTGATGCCGGTGACGCGGAAGCCGGGACCGCCGAAGTTGTTAAAGGAGTCGTACTCCACTTTGCCGGTCGACTGAGTCACCGTCAGGCCGATGTCGGTCGCGGCCGTCGCGCCCAGGCCTTCGAAATCTATGTACCGGATGACGGTGCCGATGCCGGCAAAGGTGGTCGTGACGCCATTGCAGCTCGTCGTGTAACTCGGGACGCCGACCATGACCGCGTTGGCCGCATTGGTATTGAACAGGGTGGTCCCCTGCTGGTTCGGCTGCGTGTTGACGCCGTTGATGGTCAGGGTCGGAGGCGCCTGCAGATTCGTGACGTGAAAGATTCCCGCCGGCAGATTGACCGTCGGCAGGATATGCGTCGCGATCGTCGTGCAGACGGCATCGTTCACGGTATTCGCGAAGGCCGTATTCGGGTCGCTCGCCCAGGTCACTCCGTTGCGCGGGCGCCGCACGTCGAATTGACCGCTGTTGCGATCCTCGCGCCAGGCGATGCTCGAGGTGCCGTCGCTGTTGGTCGAATAGCCGATCTCGGGAACGCTCGAGACGTAGCCGTCGGTGCGCGGCGCCATGCCCTGATTCGGGACCAGCGGGCCGCATTTCCCGTTGCCGCCGAGGAGGCAGAAGGTTCCGACCGCGGGAATCGGATTCGTCACCGTCGTCGTGCCGGTGTAGATGAACTCGCCGAGCACCGGGTTCGGCGCGCCGAATCCCACGCCCCAGTACTGGTTCGTGGTGATAGGGGTGCCCGAGGGCAGCGTTACCGATCCCACGCTCGCGCCGTTGAGCTTCACCGACATGGTCTGCCCGGAGACGATGAAATCCCAGGTATCGGTTCCGGTCGGCGCGACGGTGAGGTTGCCGATATTGGTGAAGATGTTCGCGACGACCTTGCTGATTTGCAGGCTTGTGCCGACGAGCTGCATCTGCACCTGGTTGGCGCCGGTAGCGTCCGACAACCCGATGAGAGTGAAGCCGAAGGCCGGGTTTACCAGATTCTTGTAGGTGACGTCGCCGCCGTAGCTGCCGATATTTATCAGCATGAGCTGCGAGCCGGCCGAGGTCCATGCCATGCCGCCGCCCGAGACAAACGCCGGCGCGCTCGCGAAGGTGCCGCCGACGCCGATCCAGCTATTGCCAGGCACATTGATCGCAGGCGCGGTGCCGATGACTGGAGCGCCGGCCGAGCCCTCGTTGAACTTGGTGTCGATCAGGGTCTGGGTGATGATCGCCGGCGTAAAGCTCATCCACTGCGGGTGCAAGGTGGTTCCGGTTGCGATCAGATCGAGCGCGCCCGCGGTACGTGCCGGGGGTTCCGGCGGCCCGAGGCTGTCCTGCTGCGGGATGCCGAGCGGCAACGCCGAGCCGCCGCCCGAGCCGTTAATGGGCTCGATGCTAATCGGGCCAGGCACGTTTGCCTGATTCTGGAATCCCTCGCCAGGAAGCGCGAAGGCGTTCTCCGGCTGGATGCAATAGGCGTTCCCGACGCGCGGAGAGACGACCGCCTGTCCGTAGGGGCATTGCGTGTTTGCCGACGGGTTCTGGGTCCACTGGTTCGAGTTGTCAGTGCGCCAGAGATGCGAGCAGATCCAGGGTTTCGCGCCCGCGGGTGCGTCGGTCTGGGTGTACTTCGCCGACGGCGCGCAGAGCACGCGCGGCGGCTGCAATCCGCTGATCGAAGTGCCGGCGCCGGCAGCGTAGGCATCGAGAGCGTAGCCGCCGGTCGAGGAGAAGATATTCAGGAGCGGCGCGTCGAGATAAACCTGCGAGCCGTCGGTCGACTCGAGCTGGTAATGGAAATACAGGTTCGGGTTCGCCGGCGAGCTCGTAAGCGAGTTGACGATGGTGTAGGGATAGCCGCCGATATTCTGGATGGCACCGTCGACGACCTGCGCGGTGAAGACGCCGCTCGAGCTCGTGCCGCCCTGCGGGGTGTAGCTGATGGGAGTGCCGCTCGCGTCGGTCACGGTCAGGACCACTTTGCCGGCGGTAAGCGGCAGGCCGTTCGGGCCGAGCAGCATATTTGCCGATAGCTGGATGCAGGCCTGGTCGACACTCACGCCGGGGAACATCTGCCGGCATCCCTGATATTGCGCCGAGGCGGCAAGCGGTACGGCGACCAGCAGGGCGACGAGAGCAAGAATCTTCAGACGCATGGAGCTCCTTCGTTTTTTTAGTACGGCGTTCCGTTCCCTACCCAGGCGGTGCCCTTGCAGTTGTAGCTGGTGTACGTGCCCGCGGTTGTGGAGGTGTTGATCACATACGAGCCGGCGACACAGGTGCCGCTCGGCGCGGTCGTCATGATCTGGATGGAGGTCGATCCGAGCAGGGATGGCGCGGTGAGGGTCGACGCGATGGTATTCGTTTCAAAACCGCGGTTTCCGTGACTGGTGTTGTCCTCGAAGATGCTCAGGCCGGTGCCGCTCAGGGTGCTCAGGGTGTTGCTGTTGACGGCAACGTTGGTGGTCCCGTTCTGCAGCAGAATGAGGCCGTTGGCAGACCCGTTGCCGGTGAGTATGTTCGCGGTGATCGAGGCCTGCGTCACCCCGTTGAACAGGATGCCGACGTTGCGGATGCCCTGAATCTGGTTCGCCGTGAGGGTGATGTTCGAGGAGTTCTGCGCGGCGATGGCCGCCGACGCCAGGGTATTCAGCGCGATGCCGATCTGGACGCTGGAGATGCGGACGTTGACCGCATTCAAAATATCGAAGACCGGCGATGTGCCCACGGCAAAGGTGTTGTATCCGCCCTGGTACTCGACGCCGGCGCCGCCCGTGAGGGTGGTCCCCTGGATGACCACGCAACTATTCACGCATCCGTCGTTGATAGCTCCGTAAAAGTGAATATCCGAGCTCGCGATGGCCGAACCTGGCCCGGTCTGCTGAATCCATTCCCCGTAGGTGCAGGAGGCCGTCTCAAAATTCCACGCCATCAGGTCATTGATGGCGGTTCCGATGGTCGCCAGGCCGTAGACCACGGCAGCGCCGCCGGTCACCGCCGAGGCATCCACGTCCGTGTAGCGGATGCGCAGAGACGGGCTCGCCTTGCCATCCGAGGAGTCGATGAAAAACCCGTAATAATTTCCGGCGCCCTCGGTGAATCCGCGCTGGCCGAAGAGAACAGAGAGATTTTCAAGGCGACCGCTTGAAGAAGCGCCGACCCCGTGGAGATAGAAGCCGTAGATGTCGTCTTCGAGCGTGAGGTCGTGAAGGCTCATCGAGAAGGTGTAGTTTTGCGCAATGCCGGCCGCCGCGCCGCTCGGCGCCTGGTTGCGCGCGAGGTTGAAATGATCGAACTCGCCGAAGGCGATGGCATTCGAGCCGCTCACGCCCGAGACGTCGATCTGGTCGGCCGAGGCCGAGGTCGTCATGATGGTAGAGCCCGGCGGGACGCCATTCGGGAAAACAGAGTGGAAGGCGAACGTTGTCCCGGTGCCGGTGATGCCGATCGAGGATCGAGTGATCGTAAGCGGCGCGGTCGTGCGGTAGGTCTTCGCCTGCATGACGCACTGGCCGGCATAAAGCGCATTGAGGCAGGCCTGCATGAACGCGGTGTTATCGGTCCCGGTCGTTCCGTTCCAGTCCCCGACCGCGCCAAACCACTCAAAGGGCAGCCGCGCCTGCATCATGCCCATCTTGAAAGAGCCGGAGAAGTGCTTCGCCATCGTCCCTCGAACCATTGCGGGGATGGTGAGCGTGCCGCCCGAGATGGTCCAGCTTCCGAAGGATTCGAAGTCGAGGTTCACGTTCGCGGCGAGGGTATGGTCGCCGGAAAGGGTGAAGGTCTGCGGCATGGTCACCACGTAGGTGCAGGCGTTCGCGCATTCGGCCTCGATCGAGGCGATGGTGTCGCCGGGATGCGAATAGAAAATTCCATTGAGCTGGCCGTAAAACGTCCCGTTGTTGGCGAACAGGTCGCCCGAGAGCGTCATGTTGCGAAATTCTGCGTCGACGTAGGGCGGCGGGGGCGGCGGCGGGGGTGGCGTCACCGCGCAGGGAATCGCCGCGTCGAGGTTGAAGGTGCCGACCGTCGAGAGCACCTGGTAGCAGGTCACCGGGCCGATGGCCGAGCCGTTGACCAGATACGTCACGTTGTAGCGCGTGCCGCCGATCGTGCTCCCGCAGGTTATGTCGTCATTCGGCCAGATGGTGCTCGAGATGAGCCCGGTCGAATCCGCGGTATAGGTCGCGGTCGTCGCCGACGGGGTAAGCACGCCGAAGATCCGGGGGATATTCGAGCCGCAGTAGGCGAGGTCAAACTTCACCTGGTAGGTGGTGGGGTTGCCGGGATTCGGGCCGACGCCGCCGAAGTGGCCGATGAGCGGGATCTTCGACTGCGCGAGCGCGAGCTGCGCGGAAGCGATGAGGACGAGGAGCAGGCCGGCAAGTCGCAGGATTCGATGGGTCATGGGTTCCGCCGCGGGAACTCATACCAAAAGCGCGACCCACGAAAAAGGGCGAAGCCCGTAAAGGCTTCGCCGCCGACATCTGCCCACGCAATGTGGGTTGCTGCGAATTATAGCCGCCGCGTCCAGGGTCCGGCGAAGTAATAAAGCAGCAGAGCGACCAGCAGGACCAGGAAAATACCCTGGCCGCCGTAGCCGTATGCGGCGTGGTGGAGCGGCGCGAAAAACGGGTATCCGATCCCTCCGACCAGAATCAGGATGAGCAGAATCAACACGATGAGCGGCATGTATCCCCCCTTTACAGCATGGCGACATGGTGAAGGCCGGCGCATGCAAGGATCTGCGCGTCGCGCTCGACTTTCTCCATCTGCTGGTTGGCGTTGCGCCGGGCGAGATCCTCGACTGGCAGGACGTGACGCCGCTCGTCCGACTCCCCGAGCGCATTGTCATAGATGCGCGGATAGAAGACCGCGAACGCGGTGCAGCGCCGGCGTAGGGCGATGGCGAACAGATAGGGGACGCGGCGGGTGGTGGGGATGGACATTTCGGTCCCGTTATACACCAAAGCCCTGAGCGCCCTTGCGGGCGGGTCAGGGCTCCGGTCGGAGGCACCTATTGGCTGAAAGCCGTGGGCGCTGACTGCTAAGTTATCACGACGTTCGGGAGGAGAGCTGCGCCAAGATCTGCGACATGATATTCAGCCTTGCGCGCAGCCGCAGGGCGCGATCCATCGCATGGTCGCCGGTGACCGTCGCCTCGCTAGGCTCCGGTGCCGCGCCGAGGATTGCGCCGCAGACCTGGTCCAGACTGCGTGAGGCTTCGGAGAAAATGTCTTCGCAGTTGGCTAGTACTCCGACGAGTGTTTCGCTGTCGCCTGGTCGCGACGCCTGATTCCCTGAGCCTATGGCCCTGCCGGGCGCGGGTGCTTGAAATGCTGTGCTCATGATGGAAGCCTCATGGTATGCGATGTGAGGATCAGCCAATACAGCACTTTGCAGATGTAGTGGATGGCCTGGTCCTGGTTGAAGGTGAGCCGGCCATCGCATTTCGCGTAGTCGACTGCGGCGTGAATCACCAGCTCGGCGAGCGCGAGCCAGACGTTGTGCGTGATGAGCAGGACCGCGCCGGCATGAATCAGCGCGTGCGCGCCGAGGCACTGATACCAGGGCACGCCGGGGATGGGCGTCTTATGGTTCTTGCCGCGGGATAGAAAGTCGCCTTGCAGCGGGTAGTCGCAGAGCGCGTGCCCGGCGAAGAGAAGCAGTAGAAGGCCGATGGCGCAGGTCATCCCTGCGCCTCTGCAGCTTTGAATCGCTTCCACGGCGGCCGGCTCGGGCGGAACTTAACGCCGGGCGTTAATGCGCGAAGTTCGGCGAGACGGTGCGCGCCGTCGATGCGCTTTCTGCACTCGATTCGCGCCGCGTCGATGTTGGGGTGTCCGCCCAATGGAAGTAGGCGCAAGGCGTGCTCGGCCTTCCGCAGCCGCTTCCACTGCCGGCCGGTCATGCCTGGCGGTCGACCGTCGTCCTGGCCGATGACCGAGCCGTCGCCGCGGCGCTTTACCTGCGATTCGCGCGCTCTGCGCAATCCTCCAAACTTCATCGGCCACCTCGAATCTTCCGGCGCTCTGCCTCGTCGGCGAATGCCTTCTTCGCGAGATCCACGAGAGCGGTCACGCCGAGCGCGATCGCGTCCCACATGCGCGAGCGAGCCCTTTGCTCCTCGGCCAGCGCCTTTAAGTGCAGGTTTTCCAGCTCTTCGCGGTTTGACGGGTCGGCAATCACAGGCGCCCGTCCAGCGCGATCGCAGCATTCGCGGTCATCGAGGCTTCCCGGATCTTACGGACGGCCGCAGTCTGGTCGGCGCCTGCCGGCGTGTCGTCGACGATTGCCTGCGCGAATACGAGCGCCGCGGTGCGGATGCGGTTATACCGCTCGAGCTGGTCGCCCTGCGGTGCGTGGTAGCTAAAAATGTGCTGTAGGTCCATCGGTGGTGCCTCCTGGGGGTTTACTAATCGTCGTCCTGCTTTTCGCGATGATACCCATTTAGCTTGTCTTTTTCACCAGCTTTGCGCTTATACCCTTTGCGATGGATGCGCCGCACGGGTTGCTGCTGCCAGTAGGGCTGGTCGATCTTTCCGAAGAAGTTGCCGTGTGGCGGCTTATCGAAGAATGGCAGCTTGCGTCCGGTGTATCCGAGACACATCGCGTCGAGCATGGCCGGCTGCCCGCAGTGATGGCATTTCACTACTTGTGGCGGCGGGTTGCGATAGCCGGCCAGGTATTTGCCGCATTGCATGCAGAGCCAGCGGGCCGAGAAGTAGGGGATAAGCCCTTTCGGGATGGCCGCCACGGCCGCGGCATCGCTCACCGATGAATCCATCGAAAGAGCTCGTACTCGTCAACGTTGCAGAAGAATCCGACGCCGGGATAATGCACCATCGTCTCGCGCCATTTGCGGGCGCCGCATCTCAGGCACGTTTTCATCGGGCTCGAGAATGCCCAGTCCCACAATCGTAGCCACCACGGATACGCCATCGCTCGCCTCCCGCTCCCTTGTTTATCACGGGATTACGGGGCGAGACTACCGGGTTTCTTCGTGTTTTGTGCGGGACATCAGCAGGCGGTGCCTCATTCGAGGCCTGGGTTCTCGATCGCGCGGCGGTGATCCAGCATAGAGAGGAAGCCTTCCATCTGCGCTTGAGAGTACGTTCGCTGGCGCCGGCTCTCGTCGATCGCGGTGATGATGTCGACCATCTGCGTGCCGGTGTAGGGCGGCAGGACCACATACGGCATGTACTGCGGGAGCGTGATGCCGTGCCTCTCGATGACCTTCATCCAGATGCGAACCACGAGCGGCATGTAGAAGTCGGAGCCGTGAAAGCGGTAATAGTCCGCGCTCCACGCCTGCCGGAAGTGATACTCCTCTTCATAGCCGCGCTCGACCGCGAATGCGTAGCAGCTCTGCGAGATGAAGGATGGCTCGAAGCGCATCAGCGAGTTGTGCCACGCGGTCGTAAACGATTTGCCGGGCATCAGACGACCCTCAAAACCCAGCCGGTATCGTCGAGGACAACGTACCTGCCGGGATAGTTGATCGACTTGGCGAAGTGGTCGGAAGGATGCCCGGCGCCGAGCTCGCAGCCGAACTTCCCGCACTCGCGGCACAGGTTGTAGATCGCGCCGACGATCTTCGGCTTGCCGTATTCGTCGCGACCGACGTACAGGATGGCGCCCGGCGGGACGCTCTCGTCGACGCGGATCTCAGGCATACCGAAGAACCGACCGGGCTGCGGTGTAGGGAAGGCCTCAGCGTCTAGCACGTCGTCGTTGATGCGTTCCTTCTCCTGCGCGACCTCGTAAGGCAACGGCGACGGCCTCGTCTCGCCGGCATAGCTCATTGCCGGCGGCTTATATGCCGAGTCGCCCCAAATGTCAGAGCCCGCGGGTTGCATCGCTTGTGTCGGGTCGGGGTAGGTCTTCATCGTCTTGCTTCCTTTCTGGCGGCGCGCACTGGCCGAGCAGGTTCCAGCAGAGTTCGCAGGTCGAGCAGATGCCTATCGGCCCGGCAGGATTGGTGCAGGGCGCGTGGTGCGATTCCGGTGCGATGCAGTTGCAGGTCATGGCAGTTTCACCAGGCGCAAATTCTTATCCGCAAGCATGCCGCGCAGGTAAGCAGGGTTAACCATTCGCTGATGCGGCCCTGCCAGCGGTGAGCCTTCGCGATAGATCAAGATGTCGATCTGGTAGGGCTGCCAGCCGTGCAGCGCGGCCGCGATTCCGACGTGCTCGGGATAGAGCGGGCAGCATGGCGCGTCCGGGTTGAATTGTGCGCTCATACCCACGCCTCGATTACCTGGCGAATGTAGCTCTCGAGCTCGTTCGCTGTCACGTTGTCAGGGAAGTCGAGCCATCGCTGCACGTAGCCGAGCCTCTTGGTTTTCGTCGGACCGAGCAGCACGATGATGAAAGTGTCTGCGGGATGACCGTCCGGCTTTATGAACGGGAAGACGCTTTGCTCGTTCTGGTCGCGGTAGATGGCGAAGCCGTTGGGCAGCACCATCGACTCGAGCGCAATTGCGATCTGTGCAGAGTTCGAGAGATTCATGCTCATGGCTTGCCTCCGCGTTCGATGCCGCCGTCCGATATTCGAGTGGTTAATGGCACGCGCGATATCCCGCCGTAGGTGTCGGCGATCCAGGGCGGCATGACGAGCCAGTACGGCAGGCCGGACAGCGAAACGCCCGCGGGTTCGTACCAAAACGGCGCGCGCCCGATCTCGACCCTCCCCCAATTCCGCAGGTCTAGAGCGTCGACTGACAACGGCCGCACGAGCGGCGCCGCTTTCACTGGCACGATGCGATACGCCAACGCGGCGCTCGCCAACTTCAGAAAGTTGCGGCGGTTCATACGGTCGGCCCAGGCTGCAGGATCTTCGCGGCCCAGGCCGCAATCAGCTCGTGCATCCGCGCGTGCTCACTCGCCTCGACCATCGCCGCATTCAGCCGCTCGCGCGTCTCTTCGTCGGCATCGTCGAGGAACGTATTCTTCGACGCCCACTCGTTACGACCGCGCGGGCTCTCGGTCCGGCAGGCCACGCAGACAAACTGGTAGAGCGGGCCGCGGCCCTGGACGGCGCCGCATATCTCCATCGCGAAATGCAGGTCGACCGCGTTGCCGGCAATGTTGAGCGAAGCGACCATCCTCTCCCCGCTGAAGACGGGGCGCGCCTTCCGGTCCTCGGTGAGTCGGGCGATGCGTTCGATGAGTTCAATTACGAATTCGCTAGTCCATGCGTCCCACACTGCGTGCTCTACATGGCTCTGTGCCTTTTCATAGTGAGTCACCAAGTCCGTGGGTATCACCAGCTCCTCATCCTTCGCGCTCACGGTTGCACCTCGCGTCCTCTGTCATCCACTCCGCAAATCACGGATCTGTCGATCATGTCGGCCTTATAGTGTTGGTGCCATTCGCGTTGCTTCTTAAATGTTCCCAGAGGTCCAGTCTTCTCTCCGCACGAGCAGAACGACCATCCTCCTGGACCCGAAGGCAGAAGGACATGCCCCGCCAACTTACGCTTGAGCAGCCTCATACGCTCGCCTGCGACAGGTCTAGCTTGCCTTCGCCGCAGTACGCGTTGTAGACCATGAGCGCCCCGCAGACGCAAACGAAAGCGAATCTCTTCTTGCCCTCGTAGACGTGTGAGCCGGGGATTGCCGAGTCGAATGAGTGGCGATGGCCAACGGGCCGGTCGTCGACGGACCGGGCAGCCTCGAGCTCCTCGTTGTCGCCGGAAGTGATGAATGCGTAAGCGCGCATAGGGTAAAGCCTCCGCTGTCACTGTACCCCGACCGTGTACGGCAGGGCAAACAGAAAGGGCCGGCTTTCGCCGACCCCGTCTGCACTACCGCGGATGAATGCTTTAGACCGCCTTGCGTGCCGCGCTGGCCGAGGCCTGCGGTGCGCTTCCGGTGTCCGTCCCGCCCGAGCTGCCGAGGTTCGAAGCATCGGTGCCGAGGTTGGCTGCCATCGTCTGCAGTGCCGAGCGGAAAGTGCCGATGGTTGCGATCTCGGACGACAGATCAGGTGCCGGCTGTCCGGGGGTGATGCTCGAGAGCTTTGCTTCGAGTGCGGTCAATGCTGCGGTTGCGCTTGCGAGGTCGGTGCCTTCACCCTGAAGGGCCGCGTCGAGGTCTGCCTGGGTTGCCATAATCTTCTCATTCTGCTCGATCACGACGTCGAGCCGGTTGATGATGCGGAACTGGTTGCGGACCATCTCGTAAAACAGGCGGCCCAGGGGTGAGAGCTCAAGGCTATGAAACTCTTGGAGCATCTGCTCCTGGTGCTGCTTTTCGCGCTGGTCCATGTCGGGGAATCCTCTCAGGGCAATTAGACGCCGTTTTTGTTACAGGCGCGGCGCTCTTTTTCGATGGCTTTCTTGAGTCGCAAGCGCAGATCCTCGCGCCCGGTTGCCATCGGTAGCCATTGCCCGCCGTCGTTCATTGCCTTGTCGAGATCCTCGAGCAGCCGCAGCCGCTTGCGATGGCCCTGCGCCTTCATTTTGTGACCGCACAGGTGGGCAGCTTCGGCTGCGCGCCGATCGAGCGACAGATGAGCTCCATCGAGTTCGGCTTGCGGTCGATGGTCTTCGCGCCCAGGATGCAGACCGGCTTCGGCGTGGTCCTGGTCACTTCGGTATTTGCCGGGCAATACATATCCCAACCCCCGGCCGCAGACTGGCGAAACATGGGTTCGACCGGAGGATGGTCGGCGACGCATTTCGCCGGCGTTCCTTCCGGGTGTGCGCCTGGCTTACAGGTTTGGGCGAGCAGGGGGAACGTCATCCCGAGACTCACCAGTGCCGCAATGACTACATTCGAATTTCTCATCGGGTTTCTCCTTGAGTGCCTGCCAAATTTCGTCGATCGAGAGTACAACTTCCTGCTGTTTTCCGTCGACAGTGCGCTCCAGGCGAAAGTCTCGGATGCTGTCGAGCATGAAGATAAACGACTGCGCCGGTAGCAGCTCGACCGGACTGTCTGCGATCTCGTGGCCCTTGTCGGCCGCGAGGATACGACCGGCCGACTCCTGCTGCGCCTTGAGCGGCACCAGCGCGGCATACATAAAGCCAAGCAAAGCGACGATTGCGCTTCTGCGTTCCATCGGTCGTGCCTCCGTTTGCTACTTTACCGTCACGGTGACGAGATCCGGCACCGCCGACTGCGTCATTGTGCCATTTTGGTCGAAGTTCTGCACCACCATCGCGTAGCTGTGCGGCCAGGCTGCCGGCGCCGGGGTAAGCCGATAGGTCGTTGCCGTCAAAGGCGGGTTGGCTATCACCTTGCCCGTGGCCTGGTCGATGAGCGCGTATTGCTGGCATGGGAATCCCGCGGCATCTGTTTCGTGGTTGCAGGCCGGCAGGGTGAGCGCCGGCTTCGGCCAGGAGAAGTCGATGCCGATGTAGGTGAGCGCGGGCGGGGGCGGGACGATCACCGGCGGCGGCGAGCTAGTAGAGCCGCATCCGCCGAGGCAGCAGAGGATGGTCGCGATGAGGACGGCGCCCAGGCAAAGCAGCGCCGTCATCCCCTCGGGTGTCTTGGTCGGCCGTGTCATTGGAAACGCGCGATGCGTTTTTTAAGGATCTGGCTGTATTCCCGCATCGCTACCCCTTGGTGCTGGAGCAGCGTCTTGTCCTCTTGCGGGAGGCTATCGAACAGGCCGCCCGATTGCGCGGTCGTGAGAAATGCGTCGAGTTTCTCGAGCTTGTGGTCGAGGTCTTTCTTCTCGTCGACGACTCTCTGCTGGTAAGCCTGCATTGTGGTGCCTCCTCTGGTTTCTACTGCGAGACGGGTGTGCCGGTGAGCCCGGTCACGTTCGGCGGCGGGTTGGGGATGATGCTCGAGACGGTGCAGGGCGGCGGCGTATTGCTAGATCCGCAGGTCGCCACCGGGCCAGTCTGCTCGGCGCCGCTCACGTCCTTGTACATCAGGGTGAGTGTGAATTGCCGGGTGGTGTAGGCGTTGCCCGCGGGCAGCTTCTCGGTGTAGCTGGTCGCGGTGACGGCGATATGGTCCGAGATCGTGAACGCGCCCCCAGGCGTCACATCGGCCGGCACGTAGTAGTCATTGCACGCGACCTTGACGGTTGTCGTGCACGGCGGGTACGGATTCACCGGCGCGAGCCATGTCCAATTGACCGCGGTCGACGGCGCTGCGGTTGCGGCATGGGCGGTCAGGCTAAAAATCGAGAGGGCTAGAAGCGATAAGAGTTTCCTGCGCATTGGTCGGTGCCTCCGGTTCAGGTTGAGACTCGCAATTAAATAATGGCGCATCGCCGCCGATCCGTCTCCTGCTCATCTCTGCATATTCTGGATTTAACTCGACGCCAATATACGCGCGGTGATGCCGCAGGGCCACAATTCCGGTCGTGCCAGAGCCCGAGAACGGGTCGAGCACCGTACCGCCGACCGGAGATCCGGCCAGGATGCAGGGCTTTACGAGCTCGGTCGGGAACGTCGCGAAGTGTGCCTCGGGGAAAGCCTCGGTCGCTATCTCCCACACGTCGCGCTTGTTGCGGTACTCGAGTTGGTTGCCGGAGATGGCGGCGCTGAATGATTCGTTTTGCTTGTTGCGCGGCTTTCTGGCGGTCGGGTGCGCCGGATCGCGGTCCTGGTGCATGCGTGAATTTGGTCCCTCTTTGCCGATGCGCTCAAAGGTCTTCGGGTGCACCTGATCCTGATTATGATCCGGCGCGCTATGCGAGCCCGCGCCGTTCATCCAGCCGGAGACTGCCTTCGCCTTCGGATTGACGCCTGTACCGCGGGCGTGTGCCGTCCCGCTCACGCGCTCTTTGATCGCGTCCTGGTCGAAGAAATAGCGCTCGCTCTTGGATAGCAGGAAGAGATACTCGTGCGCTTTGGTGCAGCGGTCGGTTACGCTTTCCGGCATCGGATTCGGTTTGGCCCAGATGATGTCTTGCCGCAAGTACCAGCCGTCGGCCTGGAGCGCGAACGCCACGCGCCAGGGGATGCCGACCATGTCTTTCGGCTTGAGGCCTGCCTCGCGCCCGTTGATTCGCTTATTGACAGCAGGGTTTTCCCAGTAGCCGTGTTGGCCGGTGGCAGTCGCCGCTCTGTCTGCGGTCGTTCCGGTTGCGTAGCTGTCACCAAGATTCATCCAGAGAGTGCCATCGTTGCGCAGCACCCGGCGCACTTCGCGGAAAACGTCGACGAGTCGCGCGACGAATGCATCGGGCGTCGGCTCGAGCCCGATCTGCCCGGCGACGCCATAGTCGCGCAGTCCCCAATAGGGCGGCGAGGTCACGACGCAATGCACGCTCTCTGCCGGCATCTCGCGCAGCCGGTCGATTACATCGCCCTCGAGAATCTGATAGCCCATCGCGTTCCTTTCAAAAATCGAAGATGCCCGGCTTCGGTGCTGGCACGGTCGTAGCAGTCGCCGCCGCCGGCGCAACGATCGCGGCCTCGACATAGCCGAGGCAGTCGCAAAGCGGCTCCTCGCAGTGCCGAGTGTGACAGATGGTGGTGCGCGAGTTCGGCACCTGGCGCATCGCATCTTTGTAATTCTGGTGGCGGACCTCGCCCTTACAATGCTTCTTTTCGACGTGATGGCAGTAAGCGCAGCTCATAGCAGCTCTTTCCAGTGGATGATGTCGCCGCGGAATGGCAGGCGCCCTTTCCAAAACTCCATCATCTGCGCAAAGGTTTTGAACCCGTCGCGCCGCGCCAGGCGCTCGCACTCGATCACGAAGAGGATGCGGCCGTCGATGCGGACCGACCATTCATAAATCGCGATGTCTTCGACCCTGGTGCAGACCGCGGTGCCGAGCTTCTCGCAGCGTTTGGTCCGCATCCCGCAGAACAGATGCAGGGTATCGCCGACCTTGGTCGCTCGAGCTCGTTTCGCCCGGATGGTCTGCCTCTTCTCGCCGGCCAGGATGGGCGTGCGGAATCGCGGCTTAAAGCTATACGCCGGCACGGAGCGCCTTCTTTCGCCTCTTCGGCTGCGCCGCGTCGATGCCCGCGGCGAAGGCGAGCAGTGCAGCCTTTACAGCCTCGGCATATTCGCCCTGGTCGAGAGAGAGCAGCCTGCGCGGAATCTGGATCTCGATCTCGAGGAACTCGCCGCGTGGCGCGGTAAGCTGTGTGCTCGGTCCGACGCTGATCGTCGTCCCGTTGCGCAGCTTCGCTTCCATGCTGTAGTTGCACCACATAGCCTGAAATGCCTCCAAAACGACGCGCTAGGAGCCCGCCTAAGCGATCCGTACACGGTCGGTGTACCTAAGATACCTTGCTTTTGTCGTTTACGGCCGACTCGAGGAACTCAAAGCGATCGAGCGCCCGCTGAAGCTCGGCGATGTGCAGCCGCATCGTCTTCCGGGCGTAGACGTTCAGGTCGAGATCGAGAGTGCGCGCCGCGAAGATGACCAGGTCGCCGGCCTCTTTGAGCAGAGCCCGCCGCGCCGTCTCGTGCCGCACGTCGAGCTCCTTCGGGTTTGCGTTCTTCGGCAGGGTGTACGGGCGATTCATTCCGGCTTCTCCGTGATCTTCGCCGCCTCGTTGGGAAACAGGCCGAGGTCGATCGAGCCGCGAGGCACGACGATCGGAGGCACGGGAGACAGCTTTATGAGATCCATCGCATATGCCTGGGCGGCTTCGACGCGTCGCCAGAGATCCTGCTCCATCAGCTCCACGGCCCGGAACGCCACGTCGAGCGGCACGGTTGGAGCAACGCGCACATCGAGGTCGCGCGCCTGCTCCCATCCGCATATTCTGAGCATCTGCAGGTATCGCTTTTGCAGGTCGGTCGTCGTGTCAACAAGCTGCGCCACGTTTTACCATCCTCTCCCACACGTCGGCCGATACCTGAATCGTCGCGGTATCGAGCATGCGGTTGACGACGACCTTCACTCCGTCGATCGAGATGTCTGGCCCGACCGGACCGAGCGAGTCTTCTGTAACATCTGTAACTTTTCGCGCATCCGGCTCGGCCGACTCGTGCGTGCGCGGGTCTTCGCTGGCGAGGTTGCCGATATTCGACACGATGCACTCGATCTTCTCCACGGGCGGCATGTCGATCGGGTCTTTCGGGCTGTAGCCGCGGCAGACGACGAGGGAGTAGGGCGCGAGCTCCGGCTGCTTGCGAATGCGCTCGAGGATATAGCCGCCATAAAGCGCCACTAGCTGCGGCCAGCGTTCGGTCGATACATAGACGCGGGTGTCCTCGTGCCAGCCAAGGCCGTTGAGTGCGCGGTCCATCATGGAGAGGGAGAGGTTGGTGCCGTTGGCGTCGATCGTGCGGGGTGGTTCTGGTTTGCCGTTCTTTCGCATTGTGGTGCCTCCGGTTGTTACTTGACGCAAGTGTATTTCGGGTTAAACGAGCATGGCTCCGTGTGCGGCGCCGGCGTGAACTCAGGCGTCTCGAGCTCCTGGCGCGGGTCGAGTGCAACGCCAGGACTCATGTCGCCTCTGACCGTATCAGCCTCAATGCCGCCGAGGTACTGGTTGCCGCCTATTTCGGCATCTGCGCTTGGCTCAAGGTTGATCTGCTGGCGGTAGTCGATCGGGCTCACGGCGCAGCCGCGGGCGTAAGCGCAGGCCTGGGCGTCGATCGCGCGTTGCAGTTCGAGCGCCGTCTCGCCTGGCTCGATCTGCACCTTCCACGGGATGACAACGAACTCGTCTTCGCTGCGATGCGTGTAGCAGCCGCCGCTGCAGTCGACCTCGATTGTCCGGTTGTCCTGGGTGCGGACGACGATTTTTGCCGCAGGGTTGTCGTCGCCGTCGAGCTTATGCAGTGCGATCGAGCCGCCGGTGATCCCGCCGATGATGAGTACCGCGACCGAGCCGGCCGCGGTGAGAGCGACGCGCGTGTCTTTTTTCATTTGCCGTGTACCTCCGGTGTACAGCTTAGTACAGCTTCGGGGTCGGACGCGCCGCAATTTCGTTGCGGGTGAGACGTATCGGGCGTTTCAAGTTGCAGTGGCGACATCTCCACTCGTAGATGGTGCGCTGGAAACGAAGCGAGAACACGTCGAACGCTGGCGCGATCGAACGGCGATGGCACCCAGGGCAGACGCGCGCGACTTTCAGCGGCTCGGCGCTCATGGCTGCGCCTCTGCTTTCCGCCGCGGGTGCACATAAAGCCCGTTTTTAATCGCGTGCCGGAGTAGCGTATTGCGGTGCACGTCGAGGCGCCTAGCCGCGACCTCGCGCCGGCCGTTGTTGCGCGTCATGGTCACGCGGATGAGCTCGGCCTGGAATAGCACGGTTGCCTGCTCTAAGGTGAGCCCGGCGATGTAGGCATCGACCGCGGCTGCGTGGAGTGAGGATTCTCTCATCGGTTATTCTCCGCTTCCTCGTACAGCGCCTTGAGGATGATCGCCGCCCATGCTGCGCGGATCTTCGCCCGCGCCATCAGCGGGCATTCTGACCAGGTCGAGCCGAGCCCGATGCGTCCGGCCATGTCTGCGATGATCTCGTCTGCTGCGGCGTATGCGGCTTTGTCTGGGCTCACCTGTAGACCTCCCAAAGATCGCGGACCTTCTTCTCGATGCGGTCTGCTGCCAGCCGCGGGCTATCCGGGCCAGGAAAGTCGCCCGGCTCGGTGCCGTAGAAAAACGGGTGGAATTGGATGTGCTGGATGCCGTCGCGCCAATCGTTGGTCCCGCCGAGCACCTGGATGGCCCGCTGCATGGCCTGGGTGAGGCTTGGCGGCTTGATGGGGATGTTCTTGGGCTGCCGGGGGTTCGACAGGTCTAAACGGCTCTTATCGCGCCACACACGGCCATGCGCCTTGATCGCCGGCAGTAGTTGCATCCACTCGTGGCGCCAGAGCTCCTCGATCTGGGCTGCGTTATCGGAGGCGACCAGCTCCCGCAGCTTTCCCGGTAAAGGGCAGAACGCGGTTATTTGCTCCTCGGCTCTCTCGAACGCCAGGACCAGCAGGTCGTCCGGCAGGCTCTCGAGCGCCGTCGGGTACGCCACCATGTGAAGCGGGTCTGGTTCCACCTGGAAGAATCGGGCTAGTCGCTGGTACATCCTGTTGATTCCATTCAGTCGGCTCTGCCTGGTTGTTGAGTGCATCGAGAGCTGCCTGTAGCTCTGCAGGGTCTGCTGGTGTGCCAAAACGCCTTGTACGGCGTCCTCGGCCTGATTCTGCGGCTTGAGTTGCTGCACTGTTGCCATTGCTGGTGCCTCCTGTGGGCGTAAACGCTGGTGGGTCTTCGTAGCGGCGTCCTGGGCCTTGCTTGTGATCGGCGGGACGCAGCTCGAGGAAGGTGCGAATGCTCGGGATGTACTGGTTTTCGGAGTCGGGCCGGGTCGCCCATGCTTCCATGTGCAGCTCGAGCCGAGCCATGAGATACCGGGCTGCGCTCTCGATTGTCTGGCCGTTTGCTTTTTGAAGCTCGACGACATGCGCCCAGAGGACGGCCATTTCGAAGCCTGGTTTTCGATCATCGCGGCGTGGATATTTGCGAACAAATTCCGCGTTGATTTCGCGTGCGATTTCTGCGTCAGATTTTGGGTTGGGAAAGAGGCCAGAATCGGCCTGCTGCGAGCTGCGCCTTGGCGATTTTTCTACGTGTGCGCTGTTAGTTTTATCAGAGATCCTTAGGTGTTGTTGTTGCAGAGGATCTACATATAACTCACTATTTTTGTGTGTTTTAACAACACTAGAGTTAAGAGACTGCGCGAGGGCGACCGGGGACATGGTGTCCGGGGTGGACATGGCGACCGGGGACATGGTGTCCGGGGTGGTGTCAGCTATGTCCGGGGAGGACATGGTGTCCGGGGTCGGAAGGCGATTCTCAGGGCCATCTTCGGGCTCTTGAACCCCGGACATGGCGACCGGGGTGAACCTGCTCAGATTGACCTGCAAAAAAGCGCGCGTTCCGTTGCCGCCGGGGTAACTTCTCACCAGGTACCCCTGCTCTTGCAGTGCTGTTAATGCCCGGCGCAGATGCCGCTCAGAGGCGATTTTGAGTTCTACGAGGTCACCCTGGGAGCACTCGACTGGCGAGTCGGCTGCTCCGGCGTTGACCAAGACGATGAGGATAAACCTCTGGACAGGGTCCAGGTCAAGGGCCAGGATGTCGCGCAGGCGCTTGGCGACCCTCACCGCTCCCCCAATTTCTCGAGGTATGCGAGCCGCTCAAAATCGCGCGCCTGGCGCAAATAGGCCCGGATGAGCAGGAGTTCCTCCTCGACGTGGGCGTCGTCATAATCGGCGATCTGGGCGTCCTGAGCGCCATACTCGCAGCAAAGCTGGAGTCGTTTGGAAAGCCGCAAGGCCACATCTGCCGCGCCAGCGACCGACATCAGCGCGGCTTTTACCGCGGCTTCTTTCCGCGTCTCGCTCATAGGCCAAGCTCCCCGGCGAAGAGGTAAGGGCTGTCGTCGTCGAGGACCACGAGCAGAGCCCGCACGGCCGCGACGTGGCGCTCGTGAAGCTCTCCCGAGTCCAGAAGCTCACGCAGGGCTCGGGCGCTGCGGCGTGCCGGCGTGCGAACGTAGCACCTGGCGCGGTACTCCTCGAGCGTGAGGCTGCGCTTCCGCCCGTTGCATGGCTGGCAGCACTCGACGATGTTGTCGGGCGAGTTGGACCCACCTTTGCAGGCCGGCTGGACGTGGTCCCGGCTGCGGTTCTCGCGATCGAGCAGGCACCCGCAGTACCAGCATGTGACACGGTTCCAGGCCATATTCCGCAACTTCGCGAGGTCGCGGCGGTCCTGCCGGCGTTGGGCGGGGCTCACGGTGAGGCTCATGCGACCTTCCGCTCAAGCAGTTGCGGGTGGCACCGGCAGGGGCAGCACTCGCCAGGCTGAAGGATGCGGCGCTCACGCCACGATAGGCAGAATGGTCCCGTGTGCGCTAGGCAGCCGCACGGGCGAGGGAAATACCACGGCATAGGGGTGCATCAGCTTTCTGAGAGCGTTTTTACAGCGTTTCATCAGCTATTCGAAGCAGCTGGCCGCGGGGCTGATGAACCCGCGGCCAGCTCTCGAAACCGGCGGGGATCAGTCCGCAGGCCGCCCAAGAAGGCAGACACGAATGTAATCCAGCGAACGTAACCGCTCAAGTGCAAATGTGCATTATTTTGCGGGAAAGTGGATTTGCCGCAGATCCTCGGCCATCTGGCGTGCGCGATGCTGTACGCGGAGCTCGAGCGCCGTCCTACGCACTCCAGCCGGCTTTTGCGGGGGTTTGCCAGGCAGGACAGCGCATTGCAGCAGCCGGCGGCGGTTGAGGCGGCGCCGCCCTCTCCGCGGCATCGCAATCCATCCCTCGGCGCGCAGCCGCTCGAGCATCTCCTGGGCGCGCGCTACCGTGAAACGTCCCCACCGCGCCAGGCGCAGATGCGATGTGATGACCAGGTCGTCGTCGTCGGCGTCGAGCGCCAGGATTAGCAGGGCGCGAAAGAGCTGGCCGCGGAGCGGGCACCGCTCGAGCACGAGATGGGCGAGCTCAAGAGACATGAATCGCAGCGCGGGCAGATGAATCTGCGAAGGCGCCGCTCTTTGACTTCGGCGCCCCATCCGCCCGCACGCCGGCCAGTGTACAGCGGTGTACGGTAACGGCGCAACGCGCTTTCTACTTGCGCCGTACACGGTCCGTGTACTAAAACGGAATACGGAGGCATTACATGGACGTGACCAGCCACAACGGGTACATCATTGAAGGGTGGGAGAATGCCGGCAAGCTCGGCTCCCTCCGCGCATCTATCCGCATCGCCGCAGAGATTCTCGAGCGCATCGGGCCAAAGTTGCCAGACGAACATGATCTGGCCGCACTGAGCGCGAAGGATCTGCGCGAGGCGCTCGCCTTTATCGGGCCACTGCAGTGCGAGACGTTCTACCGCGCGGTGCCATCGAGGACTGTAGCCGCAACCGTCGTCGGGCAGCCGCGCGACGAGCACGACGCGCCGAGGCGTGTGTGAAGCGCCCGTTTATCGTCGCCGAGATTGTCGGCGATCGCCACACGCCGCCCGATGGCGACTGGGCAAAGATGGTTTGCCTGGTCGGCCAGGGCGCCCTCTGCTGCCGGTATCTATGCGCCGGCGTCAACGGCCTGAGCTGCGAGAAGCACGGCCCGCTGCGCGAGCAGATCGACGCACGCGCCGCAGCCGACAAAATGTGCGCCATTAGCGATAACTGCACCGGGAGGCTCTCGATATGAGCTGCTGGCTGTACTTTTACTCAAGTACCGGCGGCTGCTACGTCGTCGGGTTTTACTCGCCCGACGGCGAATGGCACCCCGAGAGCGACCACCGCACAGATGCGGAAGCTGCGGCCCGCGTCCACTACTTGAACGGGGGTAAATAATGACGCAGCTCACGCTCCTCGAGCTCGAGCTAAAGCCCGCGCCCGTCGATCCCTGGCAGCGATTCGGGTCCGAGCTCGGCAAGCTCGGCACCTGGTGGTTGCACGAGAACGGCTGCGAGATCCACCACTGCGGCCATCCGACGGCCAACTTCCCGCTATACATCGTGACGCCCGCCGGCGATCGCATCCTCGACAAGAACGGGCGCGGCTTCCGGCACATCGCGGACGCCAAGCAGGCCGCGGAGGCCTGGCGCCCATGATCTGCAATCGTTGCCACCTGCCCAACCCCAACCCGCAATTCAAGCGGTGCATGCGCTGCCGGCTGAAGATCGCGAAAGCGAAGGCGAAGCTCGCGCAGCAACGGAGATCCCCCCGATGACATACGTTCAATTCGCCCAAGTCTGCGACCTCTGCGGCAAGCGCGGTCCCGAGTACTATCACGGCTACATCTGCCTGCAATGCCAGGCCGATACCTGCGGCGCCTGCATGGTCCCCGGCTCGCAATGCGACGAGACGGGCCGGTGCATCTGCATCGCCTGCGACGAGGCCAACCGGCGCGAGGGCGAGCAATTCACCGCGTCGACCCCCACCCAGATGCTCAATGCGACCATCATCCTGCTCGCGGTCGGCATTGTGCTCTACGTCATCTGGGCGATCAAGAACGGCGTCCACCCGTAAGAACACGGCTAGTGTACAAACAACACAGGAGGAGTCACCCATGCCATCAGTCGTAAAGCCAGCACCGAAGAAAAAGCCTACTGGCCGCGTCCCCTTTACCTTCCGGGTATCGACGGCCGCACTCAAAGGATTGGAGCGCCAGGCCACCAAGAACAGAGTCGGCAGCCGCCAGTTTCTGCGCGATCTCGTCGAGGCCAAATTCGAGAACGATATAGTTCCAAAAATCGAACTGTAGAGCTGTACACTATCCGTGTACGCTTCATGTGACCGCTTAGGAGGCACGTCATGCTGAAGACTCACCAGGGCAATCCGCACGACTTTTATCAGACTGCGATCATCGACAATTGCGGCGGCTGCGGCTATGCCGTCGACATCACCGAGGATCACGAGAGCGTCGACCGCCAGATCCACCACTTGAGCTGCCTGCCCATCTGCGAGGCATGCAACGAGCCGGTTTACGACGGGCATCCAGACGGCCGCGAGTTCGTCGGCGCCGGACCGGAGACGGGCGAGTTTTACGAGCTCATATTCTTTAACAAGCCACGCGAGCGCCGCCCGCAGCGCGACATGGCGTTCGCCGGCCACTACCACCGCAATTGCTTTATCGACGCATTCTTTCCGCCCGAGGAGGCGGCCTAAGCCTATGGCATCACATCGCAGCACGCAGCCGGAGCCCGAAGTACTTCCACCTGACAACATGGACGAGCAGGAGGACCGCGAGATCGAAGACTCGCAGGCGCTTGTCCGGCTCAACAAGGGCGAGCTCGAAATGCAGATGGAATTTGCCCGGAAGTTCCCGCGGTCGATGGATAAGGTCATGGCGACGCTCAAAAGCCGGACCTGCTACAACCAGGCCATCGCGCTCGAGATGACGTACTCGCTTCCGCGCGGCGGCAAGCAGATCACCGGCGCGAGCTCGCGCTTCGCCGAGATCCTGGCCGCGTCATGGGGCAACAACATGAGCATGTGCCGGGTCGTCGGCGCAGATCAGGAGTGGGTGAGGGCGCAGGGCATCTATTTCGACTGCGAGTCTAACTACAGGCATGGCCGCGAGGTCGCCCGGCGCATCACCGGCTCGGACGGGCGCCGGTTCAACCAGGACATGATCGGCGTCACCGGGAACGCCGCGGCGTCGATTGCCTTTCGCAACGCGGTGCTCAACGGCATCGGCAAGGGCGTCTGGTTCGCTACCTGGATGGAGACGCAGAAGGTCGCCATCGGCTCGGCAGAGTCGGTCGTCAAAGAGCGCACCGCCGTGCTCGAGTGGGCCAAGCAGGCCGGCATCACCGGCGAGATGCTTTTCAATACCCTGAGCGTTCAGGGCGTGCAGGACATCGTCGGCGACAAATTCCTCGCGCTGAAGGTCATGCAAAAAGAAGTGATGTCGGGCGAGAAGTCGATCGACGACGTATTCGGCTCCCTCGAGTCGGCCAACATCGAGGCAGCGATGGCGCAGCTCAAGTGGAACGAGGGCCAGAAGACGGCGAGCCGGATGTCGTTCAAGGGCCGGCCAGCCGAGCACCTGGCGTATCTCAAGACCGAGATCGACAAGGCCGAGCGCGCCGGGGTGTCCACGTCCGCGCCGGCGAAGAAAGAGGCCAAGCCCGCCGCGAAGCCCGCAGCCGAGGCGCAGGCCGAGCCCGCGAGCGATGTAGCAAAACAGGAAGCGAAGCCCGAGCCGGCGGCTGATCCGGCGAAGAAGACTGCGGGGTTTGATTTTTGATGGGCGATACCTGTCAGCGCGGACACTCCATGCAGGAGCATGCCTACGTTAAGTCAGACGGGCATCGCTTCTGTAAGGTCTGCTGCGCTGACAAGCGCAAGGCGAAGCGCCGCGCGAACATGGTTCGCAAGCATCTCCTGCTGCCATTCGTCGAGCGGTTCTGGCTCTTCGTCGACAAGACGCCAGGCCAAGGGCCGCGGGGCGAATGCTGGAGCTGGAAGATGTCGCGCAACCCCAACAACTACGGGCAGGTATGGCATCCAGAGCAGCGGCGGCCCATGCTTGCGCACGTAATCGCCTATCTGCTGACTAAAGGACCGCTGCCCGAAGGCAAACCGAACGTTTGCCATCACTGTGACTACCCACCGTGCTGCCGGCCAGAGCATCTCTTCGCGGGCACGCAGGCCGACAACATGGCCGACATGCTAGAGAAAGGACGAGGACGATGGAAAAAGCAACAAGCACAGTAGTACCGGCTACGAGGCAGAGTCTTGTGGAATCCATGGCTTGCCCGCATTCCTACGGAGCGCAGTTCATCGACGGCATCCGCTCGGCGCCATCCGAGCAAAGCTACCGCGGCGGCGAGGTCCACGAGGTCATGCGGGCCTACGCCGCGCACTGCGGCACGCGCAAGGTATCGGCTGACTGGGCAGCATTCGACCGTATCGCCGAGCGCGTGTCGATCGAAGCTGGCCGCATCTGCGACGGGATGCGCGATTGGTTCACGGTCGACTACGATCATCTGCTCGCGACCGAGGAGACGATCGAGCTCGATGCCCAATTCCAGCAGCCAAGCCTGCCACGCGGCCTGAGCGCCATCTATCTCGACAACCCCGAAATACAGTTTCCTCAACCTATCGAGACGGCCTACGCCGGCACGCTCGATGTGATCTACGGGCTCACGGAGACGCATGCGCTCATCGACGATTACAAGAGCCACCCGGTGCCATTCGAGGCCGACACGCCGCAGTCGCTCATGTATCCGGTGCTATTGTTCCAGAAAATGCCCTGGCTCGAGCTCGTCACCTTTCAGCTCACCTTTGTGCGGTATCGCAATTGCCGGCGGTCCGTGACATGGAAGCGCGCCGAGCTGCCGAAGATGATGGACGAGATGCAGCGGTATCGCAATCGGCAGATCGGCATGCACGCCACCTATGACGAGGGCGGGCTCGACGCACTCGCGGCCATCCCGCACGCCGGCTGCCACTACTGCCCGCTGCTTTCGATGGGCGAGTGCCCGGTCGCGAACGTCAACCCGAACAACCAGTCGCCCGAGGATCTCACGCACGAGCTGCAGTTTCTTGAAAAACGCCGTGATTTTATCAGGGGATTTCTCAAGAACGTAGTCCAGGCGCGCGGCGGTCCGATTGTGGTCACCGACGACAACGGCACCGAGTTGAGCTTCGGCGTATCGGCCAGCGAATCCAAGAGCTATCCCGCGCAGGAGTGCCTGCCGGTCATCCAGGAGTGGTGCACGGCGACTGGCGACCAGGCGTTCGCCGCTTCGATCAATCTGTCCTCGACCGGGCTCAAGTCGAAGCTCGACACCCAGAAGCGCGCGAGCCTGCGGCACGAGCTCGAGCCGATGCTGCGCACCGTCACCAAGACCAAGACCGGGCTCACCGCGCGGAACATCGGCGATGCGCCGGCAGACGAGGAATTTTATGGATAAGCCCGACCTCGACAAGATGACCGAAGCCGAGCAGATCGCGTGGATGCGCAAGCACTACGTCGAGAGCGTCTCGAGCACTCGCCCGGCAGAAACCATGGAAGAGGCCCATCAGCGCCTCGACGACGTGCTGCAGAAGGCGTCCGAGATGGCGCGCGCCGCCGGCCTCCACTGCTTTTTCATGGTCGCGAGCCTGCCGGACGACCAGGGGCTACGCACGAAAGGGATTCTCGGCGGTTGCCGCTCGTGCGGCGGTTACGCGATTCACGTCGGCGTGCTGAAGGTTGTTTCGACAGAGCCCGAGGTCGAGCGCACCTACACAAATTCTGCGATGTCGAAGATCAATGAAGCCCTCGAGCAATCACTGGTCGACCATATGGCGAAGCAGCCAGGGACGGGCCACGCATGACCGACGAGACGCCCGACCAGATGATCCTCGTCACCGTGCAGACCTGGGAGCAGATACGCCACCTGTTCGCGGAGGACGAGAAGAACGCGATGCGGGAGGCGTCCTGCGGTGAGTCGGTCTGCCCGCCGGCCGCGATCCTCGACCGCCGCAAGATTTCCGAGGCGCTCGCCGTCAAACTGTCCGACGCAAAGCGCGCAGTCGAGAAGATGTCAGGAGGCACCCGTGCCCGCACCCACCACTAGAGCCGAGCTCATCGCAGCCGGCTACACCTTTTCGTCGCGCGGCCTCTGCTCCGGGCGGAACTGCAGCCGGATGATGGAGTGGTGGATGTCGCCCAACAAGCGGCCCTGCCCCTACGACGAGATGCCGAACGACGAGTCGCCCGTGATGTCGCACTTCGCAACCTGCCCGGACGGCGCCGAGTTCAAGCGCAAGAAGGCGAAGGCCAATTCGATGAAGTATCTGCATTCTCAGGGAGGCAAGCCAAGGTGAAGATTAAAACGCTGCTTATCGAGGGATTCCGGTCCCACAAAGAGACAAGGCTCGAGCTCGAGCGCATCACCGTGCTGCGCGGCGCGAACTCGGTCGGCAAGAGCTCGGTCGAAGAGGCGCTCGGCTTTCTCTTCGCCGCTCGCACCATGACCACCGGCGCAAACGGGCAGGGCATGGATCGGCTGATCCAGAAAGGCGCCGACAAGGCAGTCGTCACGCTCGAGCTCGCCGACGGCGCGAAGATGCGCGCGTCGCTCACCGCAAAGGGCGGCCGCCAGTTCCAGGCAAAGAACGGCGCCGCGCCGGAACTATCCCGCGATGTCTGGTCGTGCCTATGCTCGACCCGCTACTTCGCACGCATGAAACCCGAAGACCAGCGCGACCTGCTCGCCGGCTTGGTCGTGCCGAAAGACATCCCGTTCCCCGAGGAACTGATCGAGATGCTCGGCGAGGCATACCGCGGCAAGAGCGGCGATGTGCTCAAGGAGATCGGCGACGGCTACCAGGTCGCGTTCGAGCAGCGCACGGAGCTGAGTCGCCGTATCCGCGACTGGCGCGAGCCGGCGAAGGCGTCGGACTCCGACATCGACCCCGACGCGGTGAAGGCGCAAATAAAGACGCGCCAGGAGGAACTCGATGCGCGCCGCGCGGACCGCGCCCGCATGCTCGGCGGCTCTGCCGGAGACAAGGACCGCGCCGACCTCGAAGCCGACGCGAAGAAAGAGCAGGGCGAGCTCACGGCCGCAACACGCGACCGGGCGATCTATGCCGGCGACGTGCTCAGTAAAGAGGATCTCGCCAAGCAGAAGGCCGTCCTTGGCAAGCGCGACGAATGGAAGACGCTCTCGCGCAAGCTCGGCGAGCAGACCTCTATCGCCGCGACGGCCGCCGAAACGCTCGACGGCGCCAACTTCGAGGCGCTCGACATGTGCCCAACCTGCGGGCAGGCCGTTACCGCCGAAGTGCGCCAGGCGATGTACTCACCCATGATCGAGGCTAACAATCGAGCCATACAGGAGCGCGACGCGACGCAGGCCGCGCTTAATGCGCTCGATTGCATCGAGGCCGACTTCGGCGAGGCTGAGTCGAAGATCGAGAAGCACGCGCAGGCAAAGGTCGGCGTCCAGCGGTCCGATGCCAGCATCGACCGGGCGAAGGCGCGGCTCGCCACTATCCGCGAGAAGCTGGCCGGCATGCCGGCGGCTGTCGATGCGCTCGACACCAGCGCCATCGACACGGCGATCTCCGACCTCGAGACGCGCATCGAGCGCGGCTGGACGATGCACCGCGAGGCCAGCATGGCAGCGCAGCGCAAGATCGACTCCGAAAAAGCCTGGACGGAACGCAAGGAAATGGACGTCGAGAAGGCGAAGCTCGATCGCGCCTGCGAAGTGCTCGGGCCGAAAGGCGCGCGCGTCCAGATCCTCGATAAGTACCTGTCGCAGTTCGTCGGTCGCATGAACGCGCTGCTCCAGGCATGGGACTACGGCATCGACGTGACGATGGAGCCTTATTCTTTCAAACTCGAGCGCAAAGACATGCGCTGGCAGATTGAGCTCGACCTGGCCTCGGAGTCCGAAAAGCTGCGATTCGGCATCGCCTTTCAGATCGCGCTCGCAGTGCATCTCGGCGTAGGCTTCGCCGTCATCGACGAGGTCGACACGCTCACGCCAGATGGGCGCTCGATCCTGTTCAACCAGCTATGGAGCGACGAGCGTATAGAGCAGGCCATCCTGCTCCTCACCGACGAGAAGGTCGAAGCGCCGCGGGCGCCGGGGACAGTCTTCTACCGGCTCGATATGGTCAACGGCCATACAGTCGCAACGGAGCAGGCAAGGACGGGCGCACAATGACGGACCAGATAGTGAAGGAGCTCAAGCTGCCGGCCGATACCAAGCATGTACCGTCCGGCCGCGAGTACGCGAACCTGGAAAAAGCGAATCAGGCGTGGGAGGATTTCAACCATGAGCTTGAGGCGCTGACCGAGCGATACGGCGTTCACGCCTGCATCTTCCAGGGCGCGCTTATCGTCAAAGCGCCTTACGCCGTGCCCGAGTTCGGCCCGCAGCTTCCGACCATCGTCAACCAGTCGAAGGCCGGGGGCTGTCTGGCCTGCATCATGTTTGCGATCGCGCAGGGCATGCTGCAGAATCCGGCAACCAATCAGGTCATGACGGGCGCTTTCGAGATGTTCAATAGCGTCTTCGAAGAGATGAAGGATCAGAGCGAGAAGGACCGCGCCAAAGCGGCATTCGACGATCTCGACGTGAAAGGCCCAAAGCAATGAAGCATCTCAACATCGCCGACGGCGTGCGGCTCGATCTGAACCTGATGACTTTAGCGACGGCCGTGCTCGCGAACCGCGGCGCCGGCAAGACGTACACGGCGTCGGTCATTGCCGAGGAGTTGCTCTCGCTGAAGCAGCAGGTCGTCATCATCGACCCCGTCGGCGTGATGTACGGGCTCAAGAGCGGCTTCTCGCTCCCCATCTTCGGCGGCGAGCACCAGGATCTCCCGCTGTCGCCGGCATCAGGCGAGGAGCTGGCGAAGGCCGTCGTCGAGCATCGCTTCTCGCTCATCCTCGACACGTCGGACATGACAAATAGCGACGGGCTGCGCTTTGTTGGCTCGTTCCTGCACGAGCTCTATCGGCTGAAGGCGCGCCATCGCGAGAGCTGCTACGTCATCGTCGACGAGGCGGATATGTTCGCGCCGCAGGGCGCCACGTCCGGCAACGGGCCGGCATGCCTGGGAGCGATGCAGTTCCTCGTGCGCCGCGGTCGGGCTCGCGGGCTCGGCTGCGCCCTGGTCACGCAACGGCCGCAGGCGATCGCGAAGGATGTCCTTACGCAGTGCGAGGTACTCATCGCCATGCGGATGTCGCACAACCTGGACATCGGCGCGGTGAAGCTCTGGATGCAATCGCAGGCCAGCACCGAGCAGGCGAAGGAGATGGTCGACTCGCTGCCGAGCCTGCCGACCGGCGAGGCCTGGTTCTGGGCGCCGAGCCTGAAAGTGTTCCAGCGGGCCAAGGTGCGCAAGCGCGTCACGTTCGACTCGAGCGCCACGCCTGAGCCCGGCAAGGAAGCAGAGAAGCCTCGCGAGCTGCAGGAGGTCGACCTGGCGAAGCTCGGCAAACAGATCGCCGCGACCGTCGAGCAGAAGCGCGCGAACGATCCCGCGGTGCTGAAGCGTCGCATCGCCGAGCTCGAGCGCGGGTCAATGAACAACGACGGGCTCGCGAGTAGTGCGCTGGCCGACGCGCGTGCCAAGGTAGCCAGCTACGCCGAGGAAAACAGAGTATTGCAGGAGGCGCTGTCCAAGGACTCGGAGCTCTACGCCGGGCTCCTCAATACCGTCGAGGCGAAAATGCTCGAGTTCGCGGGCATCCTCAAGGATTTGCGCGAACGGTACGCCGCAGTCAACCGGGCTATAAAGTCGCTTCCGCCGGCGCCCGCGCCGCAGGTAAAGAACGTGCGCGCCGTGCCCGCGCCGACGCCTGCGCGCGTCCTCGCGACCCCCGCGGACGACGGCGAAGAGATGCCGCCCGGCGAGCGCATCGTGCTCACCGCGTTCGCGCAGTACGGCACAGGCTTGAACCGCGAAACCGTCACGGCGCTTACCGGCTACAAGAGATCGACGCGCAATGCCTATATCCAGCGGCTGCAGGGCAAGGGCTATCTCAGCCTTGGCGCCGAGCCGCTCAAGGCGACGCAGGAGGGAATGGTCGCACTGGGCAACTTTGAGCCGCTGCCAGAGGGCCGCGCGCTGCTTGCGTGGTGGATGGCGCGGGTGCCGGAGGGTGAACGCAAGGTGCTCGAGTGCATCGCGCAAGAGCCCTTTGTGACTCGGGAAGAGATCACCGCGATCACTGACTACAAACGGTCGACCAGGAACGCATACATCCAGCGGCTCCAGGGCAAGATGATCGTCGTCGTAGACGGGGACGCAGTGCGTCTCGCGGAGGCCTTACGCTAGACGAGTTTGCGTTCGACGACCGCGCGAAGGCGCTCTATGACTCGCAGCGCGGCATGGCGAAGAAGGACGGCTATCGCCTGCCGTTCACCCGCGACCAGCTCACCCTCTGGCTCTGGCGCGCGATGGGAGGCGGCGCCGGGCCATCGGCGGACGCGCTCAAGGCGCGCATGTGCCCGTATGGCTGCAACCGGCCCATCGACATCCTCAACCTCACCCTCGACCATATGATCCCGCGCGGGCAGCATGGCAGTTACGAGCTCGACAACCTGCTGCCCTGCTGCAAGGACTGCAACATCCTCAAGGGCAACATGACCGGCGAGGGATTCCGGCTGCTCATGGCCCTGCGCCTGGAAATGACGCCGCGCGACTGGCAAGTGCTCGAGGACAGTATCCGCAACGGCCATCACGCCAAGCACGAAAGATGGCGCCGCCTGAAGGCCGAGAAAAGTGTCCAGAAATCCACCAAGCCCGTGCCGGCGTACCGCGCGCCAGCTAAACTCGACTTCGATCCAGATTTCTAAACGGAGGCACACACATGGAACTTAATCCGCTTGGCCGCACATTCTTTCCCGGCGTCCGCAAATACCTCTACCTCGACAACTACGTCCCGCTGCGCGGCCGCGGTGACAAGGACGGCGACGGCGCACTGTCGCAGAAGAAACTCATGCTTGCGATGGAGCTCACCGGCGAGGCGGCGACCGGCATGCCCGGATGGGTGGGTAACGCGATCGACTTCATCGCCGAAGACGATACCGGAGCCGGCCGCGTTACGTTCAACAAGAGCCGCACGATGCCGGGCATGACGATCGAGGTCTATGCGACGGCCGACACGAAAGAGCGCGCACTGCTCCTGACCGCGTGCGAGTTCGCGAAGTTTACGCTCGAGCGCGAAGGCCTCGAAGAGAAGACGAAATTCTGGCTGAGCTGGCAGGTCCGTTGCGCCGACCCGCTCCAGCTTCATCAGTGGCTACACGGTCACTTCCACCAGCAGTTCGCCGCGGCGTTCTCGCAGGGCCAGCAGGTCATCGACTTCGATAGTGTGCCGGTCGCGCATCAGGCCAAAGAGGAGAAGAAGCCCGACAATCAGGCTTCGCTCGGCCTCGGCGCTCCTGTCCGCGACAACACGCCGAAGGCGCAGAAGGCGCGCGGCGCGGCGCTTCTGCACTGAGTTGGTCCACCCCGCGGCGCGCCCACCTGTGGCGCGCCGTTTCTTTTTCCCCTTGCTATAGGGCCGCGGGGCGCCATCTAATCCCTGCATGGAGCCTGGAAAGGCTCGCTATCACCGCAAAAAAATCCAAACATAGGCAGCACGAGTCCCATGAACAGCGAAACGCCAAACCAGAAACCACAGTTCCAGCACGAGCTCGAGCCAGAGCACCGCATCGCGGCCTTGGAGCATGAGCGCATGACCGGCGCAGACGCACCTGTAGAAGCCGATGCGGAAGGTCGCAAGCCGCTCACCGATAGCCAGCGCGCCGTCATCCATTCCCGGCACTCTGGATCAGATACCGCAGCCATGACCGCGCGAGAGAGCGACCAGCTCGGACGCGAGAAGCAGGCCATCAGTCCGCGGCGCGGCGATACCGTCCGCCTGCAGGTCATCGAATCCGGCGGCGTGGTAAGCGCCAAATTCGGAACCGTCACCGGCGTTTCCAACCTGGACGAGAATCGCCAGGGCGAAAACGGCGAACCCTACCTGAGCGTTGCATGGTGCCACTCGTCCGATGCGGAGCTGCTCGGCGGCCCGGATTGGCACAAGGCCTTCACCCGCACCGGTCCCATCCACCACCACACCGCGCCGTCTGCCAAGGCTGGCCAGGAGTCGGTCGTGTGGGTCGACCTGATTCCAGCCGACTCAGTCGATGACGCTATCACCCTCCAAGGCCTTGATCTGAATCAGGACCAGGCAAGCCGGCTGGCGAACGCGGAGCAGCAGAGAGCGGCACAGGGCGGCGAGGGCTATGGTCCCATCCGTACCCATGCCGGGCATTACCTGCAGGCAGATACCACCGCGACCGGAGCCGTACAGGCGGGCAGGATGACGCCCAAGGCGCCGGAGAACACGCCGCAGGCCGTCGACCAGCTCATCCGCAAGCCGCTTGCCCCTGCGCCCGCAGGAACGAGCACGGAGGAGGAGATCGAGGCGCACCGCGCACGCCAGCGCACGGCCCTGCAGCAACGGGGCGCCGAGGTTCCCCAGGATGCGCGCTTCGATCGCACCGGAGCGGTGCCGATGGAAGGCGCGGCAACGGACCCAGGCAGTGTCGGCTCGGAGACAATCGGCGCCGCGGTGCAGGGCGAAACCTTCGAAGCAAATGCCGAGCACCCCACCGGACGGCCCTTTCAGGCTCCCGGCGCGGCGCACGAGCATCAGCCGGAGTAAGATAGCTGCAGGGAAAGTAGGCATGGCAGAAAAGCTCTCGAGCGGGCCAAAACGCTCGGGAGCTTTCTGCTTTTTACCGGAGAGGCATGCGGCGCCTGTTTCGGGTCGACACCTGGCCGCCCCTCTTAGGCTGGCCGCCGCCAAGAGCCAGATAGCGCGACATCGCAACCGCTTCAGACATCGGATTCATCGGCGCCTGACCGCGCGCTGCGAGGATCTCCCGCATCGGGCCGGCGACCTGCTCCTCGTAGAGCATTTCGATCGGCTTGCGCGTCGGCCGCGGCATCTTCATTTCCATGTATTTGTGGGCATCGCAAGCATGGTTGTCCTTGTCGACGAGCTTCTCTGACTGATTGCGCGCCATGAGTTGCCGGTCGGTGAGCTGGACCCGCTTGCGCCGGCGCATCTCCCACAGCAAATTGGGGCAGTCGTAGGGATGCAGGCCTGGAATGCGATAGCCGGTATCGAGATGCGGTCGGCAAACGATGTAGAGCGTTGGCTGCTGGCCCTCTTCGTCGAGGCCGCCCCAGTGCTCGCGCAGCCGGGTCATATAGGTTTCGTCCTCGCGCGGCAGTTCGCTCGGGAACGGCGACAGGAATCGCACACCCTGCTCGCGGTAAATCACACTGGTGAAGGTGAACTTGCCGTCCTTCTGCGCCTGGTTCCTCTGGTTGAAGATGGACGGGTCGGCGAGTGACCAGCGCGGCTTGCGGAGATTGTGCAGCGCGATGAGGTACGGCGCGTTATCGCTGATCTCGTTTGCCCATCCTGGATCGTCGCGGTTCGGCTTCGGATCACGGCGCCAGTTGTAGTACTCGCCACAGAGATAGCGATCGCCGTTGAAGTCTATGTACATTTTGAGCATGGCCGTCGGATTCGAGACGCCATGATCGAAGCCCTCGACACACTCCCACCGCGGATCGGGCATCCAGTTCGGGTCGCTGATGATGATCTTGTCGCCGTAGGCCTGCAGCAGTGGCGCCAGCATGCGCTCGCCGCCGCCGGCCGTGTCGTCAATCTCCTGCTCGCGGTCCCAGTCGCCCTGCGTCGGATAGCCGGCACGCTCGGCCTTGACCCACGCCTGCCCCTCTGGCGTCTCAGGGTCGCGCCGCGGATCAGCCGAGTAGTGAAGCGATACGACCAGAATGCCCGAGGCCTTGCGCCGGATCTCTACGCCCTTGGCGACCTCGACCGAGGTCTGCGGCGGGAGCCCGTCGAGCTCGGCCATCGCGCGGGTTATGCGGTCGTCGCTAGTAGGCGTCATTTCGGAAATCGGCGTACCAGGATGCGTTCGCCGTCGAGTTGAGAATGATCTTATTGCAGCCGGCCAGGGCCGTCGCGTAGGCGCCGCCGGCCTCCGGCTGGAAGCCAGCCTCGTCGCTCATGTATCCCCAGGGATGGTACGAGCGTAGCCCGTCCTTGCCGCCCGGTATGGCAAAGAGCTGAGAGCCGTGCGCGTAAATCATCTCGGATTCAGAGAAGGCATCGACGTCCTTGGTCAGCGGGTAAGCATCGCGGAGAAATTTCGGCTGCGATCGCCATAGCTGCTTGGCGTAGTCGATGAGCTGGAACGCCTTTTCCTTCTGCTGCGACTGAAAGACGCATTGCGTGCGCGGCCGCTTCTGCGCCATGAAGGTGAAGTAGCCGACGCACATCCAGCTCGCCATCAGGTCGCGCGACTTTTCAAGGCAGACGACTTTCTCCTGCGCCTCGAGTAACTGCATCACGAGCGGCAGGTATTCAAAGTCGGGAAAGGGCTCCTCGGGAGACTCGAAACCCTCGTCGGCCCAATGCTCGTTGAACGTCATGGTGTGATTGAGCAGCCAATGATGCGCCGAGCCCATCGCGGAACGCACCAGCGTCTCCTGGTGCTGCACGTCCTCTTCGGCCTCGACCGCTGGCCGGTCGGTCGCGATCGCGAGCTCCTGTTCGCGGAGAGCCAGGCGCCGGCGCGCCATCGCCTGGAGAAAGACGTTCATCCGCACCGGACTCGGGCGCGAAACGTATCCGCTCATAGCGCCCACTCCTCCTCGACGGGTTGCTCTTTTCCGATGGGCGCGAGAATCTCGCCGTGCGGCGCACTCGCCGCTGCCGGCGGCATGACTTCGGGAGCCGGCGCCTGCAGCCGCTCCTCGGGGAAACGACCATGCGCGGCCAGGTACATCAGGTCGTCGCGCGAGGCCCTCTTGAGGCGGTCGTCGAGCGGGCCGAACCAGTCGAGCAGCCTGGCGCCGGCGGCAACGCGAGCTCGATCGTCCTTGCTGAATTTCAGCAGATAGAGCAGTTCGCTCGCGACCGCCATCGGCGAGAGCTCGTACTCCGCGCGGCGCAGCGACTCCTGGCATGCCATCTGGCGCGCCAGCTCATTTGCGTAGACGGCACAGTACTCGCGGACGCGGGCGGTATTTGAAAGCTGCTCCGCGCCAGCCTGGTCGAGATCGAGCCCGGCCATCGCCGCGCATGCCAGCAGGGTGTAACGCTTGCCGGCGGCATCGTGGCCGAGCATGTAATGGCAGAAGGTCATCTCCTGGTCGGAGATAGCCGCCTCGCCCGACCTGGGCACCCTCACCGCTTGCCGCGTTGCCTTCCGTGATGCCATCCGCTCTTATTGTGCAACAACGGCGACATTTAGCGGTGCGTTGAAATCGTCTCCCAGAGAGAGTCGGAGTCGGTGACCGGCGGCGGATTGTGTCCGAGCGCCTGACGCAGCTTCGCCTTGACCGCGAGCCGGCGCTCCCGGTCCGGCTCGCTGTAGGTTTGAGCCTTGCGCTCGAGGATCGGACGGAGCAGCTTGCGCTCCCGCGCATTGCCCTTGTCGAAGACGTCGAGCATCTGCGGCAGAGTGAGCTCGCCGTGCTTGACGGTGCCGACCAGCGGGTCGACCTTCGCATTCTTCGCCGCGAGGTCGGCGTCGTGCCGGGTGATTTTGCCCGAGCGGATGTATTCGTTGATCTGCGCCGTGTCGACCTTTCCCGCGCGGTGCATCGCCGTGATCGCCTGCTTGACCTGCGACCGTTCGAATTGCGCCTGGGTGCGCGTGCCGGGCGGCGAGTTGGAGACAGAAAACTCGTAGGCCAGGTTTTGCGCCGGGGTGTTCTGGACATAGGCCGCCGCTGGCTGAAAGCCAAGCTGGCCGAGTACCGCGTCCTCGGGATGCGTGAGCACGGCGCGCCACATCCCGCCGACACCCGTGTCGACGCCGGCGCCCTGGTTCTGGATCATCTTCTGCTGCGAGCTCACACTGAAAGGCTCGAGCGACTTCGCGAGGAATTTGCCGGTGTCTTCCGATTGCTGCAGCCAGTTGTCGTCGGCGTGCCGGATCTCCACGCGATAGAAATCCTTGTTCTGGTAGAGCTCGGCGAGGGTGGAGAAGACCGGCGCCAGCTTATTGAGCACGGTCTGCACCGGCGCGTGCGCGAACGCGACGACGTCCTTCATGTAGCCGGGGACGTTGACGCGCTGGCCGTCTGCCCGCTGCGGGTAAAAGAAGTCTTTCGAGGACCGCGGCCCGTGTCCGTTCCAGTGATATTCGAGCAGGGCGCCGATGAGTCCGGTCGCCACCGTCATGCCGACCACAAAGGACATCGCGCGGCCGAAGAGGGTACCGAACTCGGACACGTCGCCGGTAGCCACGCGCCCTGCGGCCCTGGCCGCCTCTGGGATGGCGCCGCCGACGCCGGCTGCCGTTCCATAGTTCCATCCGACCGCGCGCTGCGAGAGTTGCAGCACGTCGCGCAGAGCCTTATGCCAGAACAGATTGTCGTAGACCACCTGGCCGAAACGATGATCGGCCGAATCCCAGGCCTTTTGCATCTCCATCCTGGTTCGCTCGGGAGTCCAGTTCTTGTCTTTGGCGTACTTCAGCACCGAATGAGCGTCGGCGTAGAACGCGCCGACCTTCATGCGCGGCACCCAGTACTCGAGCACGGGGTAAGTGGTCGCGTGGATGATCGAGCCGAGCGATTTGCCGGCGCCGCGGAATACTTCGCCGTTGCGGAAATGGCTCACGATCTGGAGTAGTGGCTTCGGCTGGACGACATCCATCTTGACGCGACCGCCGGCGGAAGCGAGCGCGTCGGCCTCCTTCGCGAACTTCTCATAAGAGCCGGGCGAAAGGTACTCGGCCATCAGCTTCGAGCCGTTGCGGAACGTCTGCACCACGGACGGGACCATCGTTACGGCGCGCACCATGCGACCGGCGCCCGAGATGACCTGGCCCTTCGACATCTCCTGGATCGACAATCCGACATCCGACGCGATCGCGTTATTCGTCGTCGTCATGGCGTGGAAGAAGGAGATGCCGAGCTGCAGGGCGTTGATGTTGTTGTTGGCCCACCGCAGCGCGTCGTAGATGTTCGACCTGCCGGCGATGCCGCGCGAGACAAAGTTATTGAACGGCTTCGCCGCATCTGCCGGCGCGTAGTAGTGGCCGCGGACCACTAGGCCGCCGTCCTCCGACTTCGACTGCACGGTGCCGATGCGGTCGTCGAGCTGCAGCCATCCGTCGGGAGCGCGATCGCCGACGCGAATCATCTTCGCGGTACCGGCCTGCTTCATGCCCATGAGCGTTTGGTGCCCCATGATGAAGCGGTCCATCTCGAGGATCTTGTGCAGGAAATCCTCGACCGGGTTCCAGGTCTTCGGCCGCAGGCCGAGCTCGATGCCCTCGCGAATGGTGGGGATGGTGCGCTGCTTGAGGAAAGAGCCTCTGCCGGCGAACGGACGGCGCCCGCTGAAAACCTGCTTGAACGCCTTTTCGGCGACGCCTGGCCGCTCCCAGTTGTGCGAGATGTAGTTCTCGATGAGATCCTGGAGCGCGCCTTCCTTGAGCGCGCGGATTGTCTCGATACGCTTCCAGTACTGATCTTGAAAATATTGCGCGAGCTTCTGGTCCTTCGGGTCCAGGTCTGCAACCGTCGAGCCGCCGACCTTTTCGACGGCGTCGGCAAATTTCAGGAAAGCATCATGCGACCGGCCGGCCCACCGCATACGGTCCTTGTCGAGCGCGACCGCGGTCTGCGCGATGCGGCGGTCCATCTGGCCGCGCGTCTCGCGCATAATGCCGCGTTGCAGCTTGCCGGTATCGAGCTCGGAATCCGAGCGGATGTAGTCGGTGAGCGCGCCGACAAAGTTGTCGAGCGGCGACATCTCCTCGTCTGCGCCCTCGTCGGGCAGGTCGCGCTGGCGCGCTACTTCGTCTCGCCCTCGGGATTCGCCGGGCTGCCTTTCGCGGCTGAAAAGAAGACCGGAGTCTTGCCCCGCTGGCGGGCCTCGCGTGCCGCTTGCGCCATCGCCTTGAGTAGTCGCAAGGCTGTGTCCTTCTTCGGGTCCGCGGGCAGAAAGTGCATCCCGTTGATTGTCGGCATGTTGTGCTCTCCAGTCGTCAAGGATACGCTTCGCTTCCGGCGCAATCTCCGGCAGAGTGTCGAAAGCCTTCTCCAAAGTAACAGTGCTGAAAGTGTTGGCGTAGACGTCGAGCATCTGGCCCAGGAACGCCTTGACGTCGGCAGGCGAAAGGGGCATCGACGAGCCGCCGGCATCGGCCAGCATCTTCGAGACGATCTCGTTTAGCAGGGTGCCGTGCGGCATCCGGTCGATCGGATAGCCCTGGCGGTCGAGGATCTTGAGCCCTTGCAGGAATTGCGGCGCGTTGTGGAGATGCTCGAGCAGGGCATTCTCGCCGTCCTCGTGCTTCGCAACGTTGTCATTCCACCAGGAATGAGCCAACTCCTCGCGGGCGGCGGCCAGGGTCGCATCCGCGCGGACGATGACGAGCGACCCGCTCGGCGTCTCGCCGGCCGATAGCTGCTTGAATAGCTCCATCGCCCCGTCGCGCTGAGAGCCTGAAATCATCAGCTTCTTGTAGAGGATCTGCGTCGATTTCGGGTTGATATAGACGCCGGCCCATTCCACCTCGCGGAACTCAGGGAGCAGCTTGCGCAGCGAGACGTAGGCGTCGGCGTTGATCTCGGTCAACGGCGCCGCTCCCTCGCGCGCCGGCGGGTGGACTGTGACCTTTGCGCCGGCCAGGTTGCGGTCGATGCTCTGCGAACTGGCCCGAAAATGCAGATCGTGCTGGAAGGCTTCCCTGCGCGATTCGCTCATCTCCTTAAAGCCGGAGCCCTCGACCGCCTTGCTGAAGTCGAGGCCGCCCTGGCCGGTGCCTGGCTGCGGCGGCTTCGGGCGAGAAAAGAGAGCGCCCTGGTCGTTCGCGGCCGAGCCCTCGAACAGTGGCGACTTCTGCTCGATCTCCCGCGTCGCCCGCGAGATGTCCTTCACGCCGCGTTGCTCGAGCGCGCCGCTCGATACCTCGGCCGCCGACTTCTCATGTTCCTCGACGTGCGGTTCAAAGCCGGGCAGTGTGGCCGACTCGCCCTCGAGCAGGACGCCGCGCAGGTTCTTCTGGTAGAGCTTGGCGATGCCGGGCCGGTCGAGATACGGGAACTTCGGGTCGGACGTGGTGAGCCGCTGCGCGCGCGCCTGCTGCTCGGGCGTGGCGTCGAGCTTAGCGCGGGAGAATAGCGGCTGGCCCTCTTCCATCACGCTCTTGCGCATGGCGTCGGTGACGGGCAGGTAAGGTGCGACCTGCGTCTTGGTCCCCTCGGGCTCGACCATCTTGCCGCCGAAATACTCCGCGAGCGTGTGGCTGCCCTCTTCGGCCATCGCTTCAGAGAATGAGCGATTGCGACGCATCAGCGCGGCCACGGCTCTTGACTGCATGTTTACGATCGCCAGGGAATGAGGATCATCCTCGGCGGCCTCTACTTCCTGGCGAGTGCGCTCTGGGCCTTCATACGCATATTTGTCGCGCATCTTGTCGAGCGGGATGGATAGCTTCGTCTCGCCAACCTTTGCACCCCACTGCTTGCCGTACTTGCCGAGATAGTCGGGGATGATCTTGTCGTAGAAGCCCTTCATCCCTTCGCCGCCGAGCTTCAGGTCGGGCGAGGTCAAGGTCCGCGACTTCTCGAAAGCCGAGCCGAGCCCAGAATGATTGCGTGGCTCAGTCTCGAGCAGCTTGCGCGTCGCCTCTTTTCCGATGTAGTCCTCGAGCTTCTCTTCCGGCACTACCTGGTTGTGGATGACGTTCCGGCCGGTGTCGTGAACGATGAGGCGGTTGTGCTGGGTGTAGTCGATCTGGCCGACCTGCTTGCTCAGGTCGTACCGCTCGGCCTGCTTCTCGCCCGGCGTCCAGCTCAGGCCGTCGTATCCGTTCTCGGCGGCGTAGCGCAGCATGCGGCGCAGCGCCAGCTCGTGCCAGGTCTTCTTGAATGGTGCGTCGGGCACCTTGTCGTAGTTCTCCTGGCGCATATCTGCATCTCGCTCGTCTGCGCGCCGGTTGAGATAGCGCGCCATGTACTCGCGGGCGCCTTCTTCGGTCGGTTCGGTCCCGGCGCCGACATGAGTCAGCAGTTTGCCGGCTTCGTCGTAGGCGATCCATTCGATGCCGTCCTTCTTCTCTATGCGCGCAATCGTCGGTCGCGGGGCGAGTTGCTCGCCTCCCTCGCGGTAGCCCTTGTCGCGGCCCTTCTGGTGCCAGTCGCTCTGAACCTCTTCGAGATGCAGCAGCTTGCGGCCGTCGGCATCGGTGCGGTCGTTGAATCGAATGTGGGTGAGGACGTTCGGCTCATCCCAGTGCGGCGACTTATAGTTCGCCGCGCTCTCTCGCTTCTCTATGGCGTCCTCGGTCCTCTTTTGCTGCGCGATTAGCCGTTCCTGAATGTCTTCGATCTCGCGCGTCCGTGCCAGGTTGCGGGCCATATCTGGCGCGATCGTGCTGCCCGCCTCGAGGTATTTCTCATAGCTGCTCGAGGCGTTGAGCGCCGTCCATTCCTTAGACAGGGGGACGTACTTCGCGTCGATGTCCGCGAGCAGCGCCTTCTCTTGCGCCGTCGGCTCGGCCTTTTGCGCCGGCATCTGCATCAGCATCTCGCGGTAGTTCTCGCCGCCGCGGAGCTGATAGCCGGAGTACTTCGACGTGTCGCTGATAGCCGTCTTGGCGCGGTTCTGTCGCTGCGCCTGCTCGAGTGCAGACTGGCGGTCTGGGCCGTCGCCGACCATGACGCCGCGATTGTCGAGCACCTCGTAGCCGTCGCCGTCCTCGTTCGGCTGAATCTTCCAGCCGTCGGGCAGATTGTCTTTGTGGATGTCGCCCTTGAGATCCTCGATCAGCTCAACGCGGTCCTGATTCAGCACCTCGCGGACCTGGTCCGGCGTCACCTTCGCCTCACCGACGAGATCCTGCAGGCCAGTCCATTTCAGCTCGTCCGCCTTGACGCCGGCGTTTTCGAGCATCTTGATGAGGTCGGTGCCCTTCATCGGACCGCGCATCTTCTGCGCTACCACGCGGGAGCTCTTGAGATAGAACGGGTCGGCAGGAGTCAGCGGAGGATTGACGGGTCCGTTGTCGCGGGTGAAGGTCGGGCGCTCGAGCGAGAAGGCGAGGCCGTTCTGGCCGACGGCCTCTAGTTCTTCGGCAGAGAGTCGTCCGTCTCCATCTTCTTCTTTTTCCGGGGTGACGTTCGATGGTCGGTCAGCACTCGGTGCGCTTCGCCGAGGACTCTTTCCTTGGACACCGCCGAGAGATTCGCGTACTGCGGCTCGGATTCCGTCGTAGAGTTCGGACTTGGTACGGGCGGCTGGCTTGCCATCGGCGAGATCCTTTGCGGCCTGGTTGAGCAGGTCATCGACCGGCCCGCGCCGCGCGCTCAGGCGATCGTACACCTCAAGCGCCTGCATTGCAGCCTCGGATTCCTTCGCGTTTTTCTCGGCCGTAATCTTGTTGCCGGTCCGGGCCAGCGTCTTCGCCCTGGCTTCGCTCGACACGGCGCCGAAGAGGCTTTTCTCGGCCCGCAGTTGCTTCTGCACGTAGGCCGACGCCTCGGCCTTCTCGAGCGCGAGATTCTGCGTCTCCACTCGGTCGCCAAAAAGGGAAGAGACGGTTTGCTCTTTCTCGCCGGCGGAAGCCGCGAACCTGGCGAGCTCTTGCACCGTAGCGTCTGAGACATGGCGTCCGCGGGCTTCGGCCTTGTCGATCATCTTGACGATCGCCTCCTGCGTCGCCGGGTTGTCGGTCGCCCTGCCGATGGCGATGCCCTTGCGCTCGGACAGCTTGCCGGTTGCCACGCGATCGAAGAGGGACTGCTCGAGGCGGGATAGCGCGACGCCGTTCTGCGCCGTCGCCTCGCCCATCGAGATGCCCTTCTTCTCGAGATCCTCGAGCGAGATGCCGGAGTCGCGGAGGAACTTCGCGGCGTCGACCGCGGTGCCGCGGCCCTCGGCGATGTTCTGGAGCGCGCCGATTGCCCGCGCCTCGGCCCGGTTCTCGGCGACCAGGTGCCGCACGGCGAGGGTCTGGCCGCCGGTCTGGCGCGCCCTCTGGGTGCGGTGATGTCCGTTGACGGCATAGAACTTGCCGTTCTCGGGATCTCGCCAGACGCTCACGATGCCCGACAGATCCGGGTTCCACTCCGAGCCCTCGAGTAAGGACGAGACGCCCTCGGCGCCAATGTTTGAGACTTTGTACTGGAAGTCTTTCGGCGCCAGGTGGATCTGCGACGAGTGCAGCTCGCCAATCGAGCCCGGCGTAATGTCCGCCGCAGGCTTGAGCCCGGCCGTTTTGACGGTGTATTCCTTGCCGTCGTTGGCCCGGAGCCGGGTCACGCGCTCGTTGGTGTGCGCTACCGTGCCCGCTCGTTCGACTCCCTTGTCGTCTTTGAATCGGACTCCGGCGTCGCCTTTCTTGATGGCAGCACCTTCACGCTCTTGACCTGTTTCGGGTCCAGCCTCATTAAATCCTCGAAGCTCCCCACGCCGCCGTTCCCCGCGGTCTTCTCGCTCGGCTTTGTGCTGCTTGAGCCCGCGTTCGGCTTCGGCGATGTCCTTGCCGGTGCCGTGGCTGAAGTCTGCGCCCTTGAACTGTTTGGTTGTGCCATCCGCTCCCCTTACCTCGATGATTTTGTCCCGCAGAATGTCCCGCGCTTTGTCCAGTCCGGCGCGCAGCTTCTCGGGGGTTTCGCCGCGGTAGAGGAACTCGTCGCCCTTGTCGTGATACGCCTCGACGCCAGCCTCGCGCAGCGCGTCGGCCTTGGCGCGGAGCAGCTTGTCGCCGCTCTCGTATCCGAAGCGATCATTGAACGCCTTGAGCCCGTCGGCGTCCGACATGCCGACCGCGCCTTTGTCCGCGGCTTCCTCGAATGCCCGGCGGTTGGGCAGGCCGGTTTTCTCGGATGTCTGGAGCTCCTGCCGCATCTCCTCGGGCGACATTTCAGCGACGCGCCGGCGCCGTTCTGTATCCTGCCGGCGCTCCGCTGGCTCTGGCTTCCGTGGACCTCCCTCGACTGGATTTACTTCCGCTTCGCCGGCGCGCGCTGTGGCAGGTTTTTCTGCCCCTTGCTCGCCTGGTCGAACTCCTTCACTACCTTGGCTCCGACTGCCTTCTTCCCTGCCGGGCTGTGAAAGTACCCTTGCTGTGCCTTGCTTTTGTACGGCATTGCTTTCTCCTTTCCCGCGCTCCTGCGCGATGTGGTCGAAGATGTCGCCGCCGCCGGTTTCGCTCCTGGCGATGAGATGGTCCCGTTCGTTGAGCGCGGCCTCGGGATGGCGGATCTGGATGTGGGCGTCGGGGTGCCGTTCGCGCAGCGCCGCGGCCTGGTCGCGGACCTCCTGCGGATTCGCGCCGTCGACGACCGACTCCTGGATCGGCGTGCCGTCCGCAGTCTTTGCCTGCAGAATTGCCGGCACCTTCATGCCGGTGATCGCGCCCTTGTCGTTGATGTGGCCGAGCAGGTCGCCGTGCGTGCCGTTCTTGGCCGCCTCTTTGATCGCCGCGGCCTGGATCTTCGTCGGGTTGTAGACGTAGGTGCCGGCGCCCGGAGTATCCGCGCCCGATACCTTGATCGCCTTCATACCCGGCGGGATCGCCGGCTTGTATTTCGAGCCTTCCGGCAGAAACACGACCGGGACCGTCCCTTTGGCGAGCGACTGGATCTGCGCGTCGACCTGCTCATTCGGCTCGGGCGTCACCGGCTCGGTCGAACTTCCCACCATACCGCCTGCCATTGCGGCGGCTTTGCCGGCCTGCGCCTGGCGTAGAAGCTGGTTAGCCATCCCAGGGCCGACGCGGAGCTGGCGCTGCAGGAGGGCAAGCTGGCGCGATTGCGGGGCATTTGCGTTGGCGGCCAGAATCGTCCGCGCCCTGGCGACGACCGGATTCTCCTCCTCCTCCTCGCCGCCCGGCTGCCCGGCCTGCTCGATGGTGGCCTCTTCGCCTTCCTGCTGTTGCTTGGCGGCATCCTCGGCGGCCTTCTGGCGATCGGCCTTCTGCTGCTCGAATGCCTGCTGATGGCGATCGACCTCGGAATTGAGCAGATCCTGGGCGACCTTGGCGGCCTTGTCCGGCGAGTCGATGATCTGGATCTTGCCGTCCGGCATGATGACTTTGCCGTTGGTCGCGAGCCACTTGGTGAGGTTGCCGTGCGCCTCGAGCATCATCGGCCCGCGCATGTTCTCGGGCGCCATCTGGATGAGCTTGGCGGCATCGCTTACGGTGCCCGGCCGCAGCTCGCCCTGGTCCATCCCTGCCGGCTTTGGAGGCTCGGGCGGGGGAATGCCTGCCTGCGTGCGCTGCGCCGCCTGGGTGGCAGCTTGGTCGGCATTGAGCGCCGCCGCCGCCGCCTTGGCGTCCGACGCCGCCTGGGCCATGCCGGGGCTCGGCGGGGGTGGCAGCACGTCCGGGCCTGCCGCTCCCGGTGCGGCCGCCCTTCCGCGAGGTATGCGGATGCCGAAGGTCCGGCCGCCCACCCTGGCGCCGGCGGTGAACTCCTGCGGGTTCGAGCCGGTGAACGTTGAAACGCGCCCGCTTCCGGGTCCGGTTGCCCCTTTCGGCGCGGCGTAGTCCGTTACCGTGCCGGTGCCCTCACCGAATTTCACGGGCGACTCAGTCGCACCAAACATGGCGCCGGCGGCGGTCGGGATGAAGAAGCCGACGGTCTTCGCGAGATCCTGGTAATCCTGCGAGAATCCGGCGGCCTTGGTGATCTTCTGCGCGGCCGCGCCAGTGATCGAGCCGGTAATGATGCCCTTCGCGATCGGGATGATCGACGCCGGGTTTCCGCCCATCTCGGCGGCCAGCGCCGGCGAGCTCATGGTCATGGCGCCATCGGCCAGCTTGGTAAAGCCGCGCGCGGTCCGCTTGAACCCCTCGGCCGAGTTGTCGGCGAAGTTGTCCGGGCCGAGCAGATCGAGGCCCTCTTTGAACGTCGCGGCGCCGCGCTTCTCGGTGTCGATCGTGCCGGTGAGCGGGTCGTTGAGCTTCTTGCCGCCGAGCAGTCCTACGCCGGGAACCTGCTTTACCGCATCGACCGCACCCTGCGCCGGTCCGAAGACGGCGCGCCCGACCGACTCCTCGCGCATGCCTGGGTCGGGGATACTCGGACCCTTCGCCGTCGGCGGCGGTCCCTCGCGCATCTGCTGCGCGGCCGCGGCGTCTCCCTGGTCGGGCTGTTGCTGCGATGCGACATCGTCGAGCAGATCTGGCTGCGCGTGGTCGCTGGCTACGTCGTCGAGAAGATCGGGCATTTAGAACCTGTGACCGTCGTGCGCCGCCATGATGCGGGCGACAGCGGGGTTGCCTTTGGCCTTGTCGACGTACTGCTCGGCAACGGGCCGCCGGATGAGTTTATTTTGGCCGGGCGTGATGTGGAATCCTTCCATCCCAGGGATGTCGTCGCGCGGACCCGCAGGAGCCCGCGGCGTGGTGTTGATCTGCTTATCGTGCGGGCCGGTCGCCTGGATCACCGAGAGCGATGTGTTGCGCATGTCGTCGAGATAAGGCTTCATCGCCGCCTGCACCTTGCGGTCGTCGGGGTGCATCGCGGACCACGCCATGAGCTGCGCGCCTTGCTCTCCGGGCAGGTCGAGCAGCGTCTTGCCCTGGCGATGGAGCGCGTTCACGCTATCGACGGTCGGCTCGGCATAATCGGCCTGGGTGCTCGCGGGGATCTTCGCCCTGACCGATGGCGGCAGATTGTTCGCCCATACGTGGTAGAGCTCATGCGGCACCACCTGGTCGGCATTGTTCTCGAACTTCTCCTCGTCGTTGACTTCGACCTGGCGCGGCTCGTTTTCTTCGACGCCGGCGATCGAGTTCTCGCTGCCGGCAACGGCATCGCGCTGGATGTTCGGGTCAGTCGACGCAGGCCGGTACTGGACGCCGAGGTCGCGGGTCGCATCCTGCAAGGGCTGCGGAGCGCCGGCTGCGCCTTTGTCGCCGGCGGCCTGCTCGGCATGCACGTCGTCGAGAAGATCCGGCACGGCTTACCCCTTCTTCCCAGATACCGGAATCGTCCAATTGTCGGCCTTGATGAGATCGCGGGCCTTCGCCTTGTCGCCGCCCGCCATCTGCAGATAGTGCTGAATGCCGGCGCGGTCGATCGGCGCGCCAGGCCTGGGAGCTTTGCCTGGTCCGCCCTGCTGCGGGGGCGTCGCGGCCTGCCGTTGCTGGCTGCCTGGTCCCTGCCGTGAGGGTCCTTCGTTGTGGCCCTTGTTGGCATCGTCGTAGACGAAACGGGTGTGCTGCACGCCGATGTCGGTCATGTCCTGATGGCGCTGGTCCTCGACGTTCTGCTTCGCCTTCTTGATCTTGGCCGCATCCTCGGGCACGTTCGGGTCGAGATCGCCGTCGGAAATCTGCTTCTCGATGGCCTGGTAGGCGGTCGCGGCCTTGTCGTCGATCGAGCGCGCGGTGCGGCCGCTCGCGGCCGAGCTCTTGCGGGTGCTGTGCTGCTCGAGTTCGTCGGCATTCGGGGCGCGTCCGTTGTCGCGCTTGAAAGCAGCGATCCATAGCTCCTCGTCGGATTGCCGCGGCGCGGTCGATTGGAACTTTTTGACCTCAGTTCCCTGGATGGTCTTCGCGGCGCGCCTGAAGCCGGCGCGCTGGTCGTCCGAGTACTGCGGATTCTCGGACGCAGAGACGAGCTCCTCGTAGGTCTTCGGCTGCGGAAGCGGCTTATTGAATCCGGCCGGCGGCGATGCCGGGACCGTCTTGCCGCCGTAGGTCGTGCCCTCCCATTCGCCGTCGTCGTTCTGATGGATCGACTTCGGGTCGATCGCGGCGTCGTACTTCGCAGCCTTGGCGGCGCGCTCGCCAGTGAGCGAGTTGGCATTTGCCGTCGCTACCTGGCCGCGGTTTGCCTGAAGCTGATGCTCGAAATCCTGGCCCTCGGCCTCGAGCTTCGACTGCTCCGTATTGACGACGGTCTGATCGGCGCTGAGGTTCGCCTTCTGCTGCGCGACGGCCTGGTTGTACTTCCGATTCGTGACGCTCGCGCCGCCGGCCGCGTCCTGCGACATGAATCCGGCGAGCCCACCGAGCAAGCGGTCTTTCCACGTCGGCTTGACGCCTGGAGCGTTGCGGTCGATCGCCGTTGCGTCGGTCGACTGTTTGGCCTGCGCAGCCTGCAGCGCGGAGCGATCCGGCGCAGTGTACTTCGGGGCGACGAGATCCTGTTCGTCCGGGTCATCCGACGCGGGCGCGTCGACGGTCGACGGCATCTGCGAACTGCCGCCGCTCTTGCCGGAGCCAGACGGGCCATAGGCGCCCTTGGTCCCTTGCGACTTGCCGGTATCGGCGTCGTCGTCCTCGCTCTTGGACGGTCCCTTGTAGAGCGCCTGCGCTTCCTCGTCTTCGTCGTCGTCGACAAAAGGCACGACATCTGCTGCGGCCATCGTGTCCTCCCTATGCGAAAGCTGCGGTCAATCCGGCTCCGGCGCCCTTCATTGCCGTCTCGCCGAGGCCTGCCCACATCTGATCTTCTTCTTCCTGCTGCGTCAGTAGGCCGCTGGTAGCGGAACTGCGTTGCTGGCCGTAGGCCGCGTCTGCCGCCGCCTGCGAGTTGGCTCCGGCGAGTTGCTGGCCCATGAGCCCCTGCCGTTCCTGCTCCCATGCCTGGTCGTTGGCGGTATCGCGCGTCGCGTTGAAGCTGTCGATGTTGCGCGTCTGCGCCAGGCGGTTCTCGGAGTCCTGCGCGTTGACGGCTGCCGAGTTGAGCCCGGTGCGCAAGGCGGCGCCCCTGGTCGCGGTCTTCGCGGCAGTGTCTTCGGAATTGGCCGCGCCCGACGTTTCGAGGTTCTGCGCGGTCTTATAGGCCGTGGTCTGATAGGGATTGCCCGCGGCGAGCGCCGAGTTGACGTTCGACATATAGCTGCCGAGGTCCGCGTTATAGCTGCCGACTCCTGTATTTTCCCAGTCCGTCGCGTCTGAATTTTCGCTCTTTGCTGCGTCGGTTCCAGCGTCGCCGCCCATAGATTCCCTCGCGCGGGAACTCATACCAAAAACCGGACCGGCGGGGCTACCTAAAGCCTGAAGGTGAAATTCGGCCCCTGTTTATCCTCCGGGCGAAAACCGGCTTCGATCAGCGGACCGCGGACCGCGGCGGTCATCTGGCGCTTGAAATTGATCTTGCAGAGCCGGTACCCCGCGGAGCGCAGGAACGCAACGAAAACCGACCTGAGCCCGAGCAGCGATCGCAGGCCATTTCTATGCACGCCGATAGCTCGAATATGCGCGACGTTCTCGACATATGCGCCGTAGACGATCTCCCCGTGCTCATCCTCGCCGACCAGCGTCAGGCGCACCGGCGCCGCGAACAGGTTAGGCAGTTCGGAGTCGTTGAGCCGGCGGCCTTTCTGCGCATGGATCTCGCGCAGCTTGTCGTCGTCGGCCGGCACCGCAATGCGCCAGGTTATACCGTGCGATCGCCGTCTCCAGTGCAGCGGGTCTATTGCCACGCGAAGACCATCCAGTTGACGCCCGCGTACCAAGTATTGCCTTCGCCGTCCTGGTAGACGGCCTGTACTATGCCGCGGTTGGCCGAGCAGTTGGCGATGCCGTGGAACGGATGGCCCGTATCGACGAAGCTGCTAGGCGTCACGAATACCAGCGCCTTCGACCAATCGTAACCGGCGGGCAATCCTATGACGGTACCGCTCGCCGCGGTGCCTGAGCCGATGGCGACCTGGGAGCCGCCCGGCGTATTGATCTCGTGAAAGCCGCTCGCGTCGAGCAGGCCCGGCGAAAAGGCGATGACGAGGTATTGCGCGGTGCCGGTCCAGACGTTGCCGACTCCGTCCTTGAAGCTCATCGAGACGACGCCCGTGCCGGAGATGCTGCACGCGAATACGCCATGCGCTTCGTTGGGCGCCGAGTATCCGTTCTGCGGGGAAGCTACGAATTGCGCATCGGCCCAGGCGAAGTTCGGCGGCAGGGTAATCGTCGTCCCGTCGGCTGCGTTGCCGGCGCCGACTGCCATCTTGCCGCCGCCGGGGAGCGTGAAGACTGCCCAGTTGGTGAGCCCGGCGACGACGAGCGAGACGTTGGTGCCGAGCGGATCGAACGCGAACGCGAAGAAATTCGCCGAGCCCGCCCAGGAGTTCCCGCTGCCATCCTGGTAAAGCATCCCAACACTTATCGGAAAATCGGCCGGCCCGGTTGTCGACTCGCCCAGGTCTTGAATGAGGATGTCGCACTCCTGCACGCCGTGCGACGGGTGGCCAGTGTCCTTGTAGCCGTTGGGTCCGGCGATCGCCATCATCGCCGAGCTGTAGAGGTTCTCGGGCAGGGTGAACGAGTCGCCGTTATTCGCCAGTCCTGCGACAAAGGCGACGAGCTCTTTCCCCGGCAGGGTGAAGACCGCCGAGACGCCGTTGACGACCGTCTCCTGGGTGACCGACTCGCCGCGGCCGCCGACTGGCTTGCCGCCATTCGCGAGCTTCCACAGATTCCAGTTCTGTCCGTCGAAGCTCGAGCGGCTGCGAAAGTAATACTGCCCGGTCGGCAGATCGGTGATGTTCCAGTAGAGCTGCACCGAGCCGGTATTGCCGCCGTACTGATGAAGGTCTGAGCCAGCATCGAAGCGTGGCGTCGTCGCAGCCTGGATCTGATGATAGACCGCGGTAATGCCGGTCGTATTCGACTGCTGCGTCTGCGCGGCCGCGGCCTGCACGCCCTGGAGCACAGAGGTCGGCGAGAGCGTGCCCGGCAGGACGAGCTGCACGATGTAGCTCGAGCCCAGGGCCGAGACGGTCGCGACCGCTTCGCCGGGCGTGTTCTTGTTGCTCGTGTTCTGAACCGTCGCCGAGAGCTGCAGATTCTTCGCAATCTGGTAGAGCGTCTCCTTGAGCTGCATGTTGCCCGCGGAGGCGGCCTCGATCTTCGACGTGACGATGACGTTATTTTTAGCCATGCATTCTTATCCGCTGCGCAGTTGTTCCCAGACCCGTTGATAGAGTATCGCCATGTGGAGCTCGCACCAGACTCCGGCGACGCCGCCATTGTCGTAGCCGAGCGCGAAGCGAGTCGAATAATCCTGAGCCCAGAAATCCGCGTTCGTCTCTTTGCCGGCGACGAGCTGGAGTTGAGCGATCGCATTCGAGAGCGGGATCTTCTCGCCCTGGTCGCCGCGCGCGTAGACATTGATGCTTCCCGCTCCGGTGCAGCCGACGGTCGCGCCGCCGAGTTGCAGCAGGTTCAAGGACTGCGACGGGCCGAGCACCTCCTCCCAGTTCCAGAAATAGCCAATCTGCGCGCCGGTATGGTCGTTGTCGAAGTACTGGCCCTCGGTGAGCGTGTAGATGGCGCCGTCGTATCCGAATGCGACGAGATTGCAATTCAGGTCCGCGTCCGATTCGACTTCGCTGTCCGGGTACCGCTGCGGCAGGTAGAGCAGGTCGGCATGCGCCAGGTCGTCGAAAGACCACTTGCGGCCCTCGACGTTCGGAACCAGTTCGCCCTTGCGCGGGACAAAGACCACCGGGTCGGACCAGCCGAAGAGATAGCTCACCGTGAAGGTGAGGTTATTGGTTGCCGAGCCGTCGATCGGCA